AAACTCCGTGGGGCGGGATAGGTCACGCCAGCCGTGACAACGTATTGCATCTTGTGGACTCCCAAACAAGACAAGCGCCAATCGCTTGCCTAGCAATGGAGTCCGGGCGGGACAGCGAACAATCCCGCCCGGCTTGGTTTAGATATCGCCGAGCAAGTCATCCAAGTCGCTAGGAAGCGCCGCGCTTGCTGCCGCACGACGTGCCAACTCTTCTCGCGCCTCGGCCATGAAGTCGCGCGCCTTGCTTTCGGCTTGTGCGCCAATCCAAGCGATGACTGCCTTATCGTCCCACGTTGGCCGCGAGTCGTTCGACTTGAAGAACGCGGCGACTTTGGGCGACAATGCAACGAATGCGGCAGCAGTCGGCTTGGCTCCCGGCGATGCTTTCGCAAGCGCGGCAATGAAGCGTGCTTTCAGTGCATCCTTGGCAATGTCTACCGCAAGCGATTGCTCGTCGGTCATCTTGGTCGAGGTGCCACCGGCAACCCGCACTTGCCACTGCCCGGCAACCATAGCATCCCAAGCCTTTTGCATCGCCGCGAGTATGCCGTCGTTGACGGTCTTTTGGTTCGCGGCAACCCAGTCGGTCAACTGGTCGCGCGAAGGCTTGGGCGTCCCTTCCGGTTTGCTTGCCATGTAGCAGGCGAAAGGAACACTCGCGGCGCTATCGGCCAGCTTTTGCTTAATCCCGTGCGGGATAAGCTGGCGAAGTATGTCATGCGGCAAGTCAGCCACGTTGACTGTCAAGGCCACATCGCGCGACTCCACCACAATCGCGAGCTTCGGCATTTCGATTTGGAACGTTTCCATCTTAGGACTCCATCAAAGGCGGCATGATTGCCGCGTGACAGCCACCACACGGATGGCTGCTGCGCGATATTCACCCAAACTGGACAGTGTACTCAATCCAATCCGTCGACTCGCTTCCCGCAAGCGCGACGAACAATTCACCGAGTTGGGCGGGATCACAGACAAGCAAGACACTGCCCGGTTGGTTCATGCTTGCGGGGATGCTGGTCAAGTCTGCAAGCCAGCCGACAAGGCGCAAGCAAGCATCCTTGTCGCCGAAGTCTTGGATGATGACGAAAGCTTTCATTCGGTGGACTCCTTCGGGGTTGGTTGGTTGGGTGGTGCTTTGCAAGTTGGGCAATCGCCCGAGCCTTGTCAATCCCCCCTTGGGCATATGTTTCAAACATTGTGATCAGCCCATGTCGATTATTTGGATTTTGTCCCAAAGCGTGACATCCTTGCCACTGGTGCCCGCAATCGCACCCACCCCCCTCGAAGCACACATCCGGGGGGTGGGTTCGCCGGTGCCGGGGCCTCGCGCGATGTAGCCTTGACGGTGAATGTAGCTGATTTGCCGCATGATATCCTTCGCCAACTGATCCCGCACGGGATCAAGCAGAAGCTGGCGGATAGCGCGGCATCCGTTCCCTTCGCTTGCTATATGGCAAGTAAGCCGGATGGGACGCCCAAGCCATCGCGCGACCAGTTGACCGATTGGGTTGCCGCCAATCAAAAGACGGTAAACGATGGGATACTCGCGGCGATGCAAAAGGCTTGGGATGCTATGGTGGCGGGCCAGTGGCAAGTGCGGGTGGCGGGCGGAACGTCAACCAAGATGACGGATGAGCAATCGCTTGCGGTAGACATTGCCAAGGATGCACTCAAGGCGCGGTTTATCGCCGCACTTGCCAAGGCTTCCCCCGGCACTAAACCGACCGCTGCCGCCTTTGTCGCCTTGTCGCCGAAAGTCGCCGCTTTCTTCAAGTCTAACGACTCCCGCCCGACATGGGACGACAAGGCAGTCATCGCATGGATTGGCGCGCAAGCCGAAAGCAAGGCGCGGGATTTCATGGCCGAAGCGCGAGAAGAGCTTGCCCGTCGTGCGGCAGCAAGCGCGGCGCTTCCCAGTGACTTGGATGACTTGCTCGGCGATATCTAACGCCACCGAGTCGCTTCGCTAACATTACCGCCCGTGGGGAAACTCGCGGGCGGTTTTCTTTTATCGCGAGTAAGGTATGGCTTGGCGCGCGCAAGCGGCCCGCCACGGTGCCTCTAGCGCCTCCGGGTATGTCCGATCATGCCACGGGGTCACACGCGCCACACGGGCACGCCACGCGCCGCACGGGGCATCCCCGCGCCACCAATCCCCCGCGCCACCGATCCGAACCAGCCCCGTTCCATAGCAACGCCAACTGGCAACGCCGCTTACCGCTTCCGACTCAGCAATTCCCCCTGCCAATGGGTCCTGACTACTGGGGATTTCGGCGTTTTCGCAAAGTTGGTCGTCTATGCACTTTCGTATGGCTCGTTACATCGTGTAATGGTATGGCTCACACTGACGTTTTTCTTTTGTAAAGGGAGTTTTTTTTTTTTTTTTTATTTAAATTCTCTGAAAGAAAAACACGCAAGCGACCGAGGTTGCGGTATGGTCGGTTACATCGTGTAATGAGCCATACGAAACCATGCAAACGGGGTCGCGGCGAAAATCGGCCAAATCCCCAGTCGCCAGCGCTATGCGCCAGTAACACTTGCTTAGACGCCACCCGTAGGCGCAAGCGTCAGGACCCATTAGTATGGGCCGACCCTGCTACCGCACTAGTGGCTTCGCCTGACAGATGGTCCTGCGTCAAGCCATACCAAACTGGCAATGGGGCTTGACTTTGCCCCCGATTTATGCGATGATTGGGGTATCGGGCAAGCTGCGTCCGACGCAAGCGCCCGCGCAGTGGCGCGATTGATGGAGTCCAAGCCATGACATTCAACGAGGCCTGCAAAGCCATACTTGCAAACCGCCAAGCTCCCGCGCTTAACTACGCCATAGGCTACGCTGCCGCAGGGGCGGAGATGCTGCCCGGAACCCACGCCTCGCGCGTTCAAGCCCTTTACATCCTCAACAACATCACGCATTGGCGCGGAGATGTGGCGAAGGAAGTTCGTGTGGCTCTGAAGCTGGAGGCGAAGTGATGACCCCCCGCACCCAGGCCCTCGCCTACCGCATCTGGTCCTACGCCACCCCACGCGCATGGGACCTCACCGCCTACGACATCGCCGAGGCCCTTGAAGTCGAGGTCGCTCGCGTCCACTACATTCTAGCGGAGAAGGGCTGGAACGCCCGTACACGCAACTCGCGGACCGAGCCGATTTACGCGACGATTGGCTTGGCTCAGCGCCCGCGTACCGACCATCACGTCAGCGTGGCGCTTGCCTACTACGCCCCGCGTCGCGCGAACCGCATCCCGTTGGAGGGCTAAGCATCCCATCGACAGTTGAGCGCGCCGTCAGCAGCAGCATCGCCGCGATAGCGGGCGCTCAATCTCCGTGGAATGTCCCACGATAACTGGAGTCCAAGAAATGCAGGAAATCACCCACGCCATCGTCATCTGCTGCCTCGCCGTCTTTGTCGGCGCAACAGTCTTCGGCCTTACCATCAAGGTGACTGTGCCGACGACAAGCTTCATCGAGGGGTTCCGTTGATGCGTAACCTCGAGGGCCGTTTGCCCCAACTCCACACCTACCCATATCTCCGTTTCCCCGCGACTTGGGAAGTCAGCATCATCGCGCCTTATCCTTACGCAGAGGTGCGCTTCCTTGTTCGCAAACGCGGGAGCAAGTTCAAGGGTATCAGCGTCTATCTCGACACGACGGACTCACTTGGTTCGATGGGCCAGCCCTACTGGGAAATCTATCCCTACTGCGACGGCGACGTGCGCCGCTTCTGGATTGGAGAAGAAACCCAAATGCTCGAGGCGATCAAAAACGCCCTCGCTTCAGGAAAGACCGTCGGATGACCCAGTACATCGACATGACCCCGACATGGGAGGGCCTGCTTCCCGCCCTCCGTGCGATGACCGAGCACGGAACTGACGAAGCCCGCAAGGTCGCTTGGTCCGAGCTTGCCAAGGCCTGTCGCGCCGCTGACCTCTGGAACGCCCACTGCGACCTTGAGAAGGAGGGCGGCACCCCAACTTTCACCTCCGTTCGCAAAGGAGTTCCGGTATGACCCGGCAAGAGATGTTCGACAAAGCCTACCTCGGCGTGATCGCACAGGGTAGACTTGGTAAGACCAGTGGAGGCACCTGCAGTTACACAATCACAGGTGAAGACGGCAAGCAGCTCCATTGCGGCATCGGCCTGCTGCTTAGTCCCTCGACCCTCGAGTTGCTTCGCGTGATGGACAAGAACTTCTCTCCAGTTGCTTCCATCCTCCGCAACATCCCGGAGCCGCTTGACGCCTTCCTTGCGATAGAAATCCAGCGCGCCCACGACAACGCCGACACTGTAGCTGAGTTCCTCGACGACATGAAGGTCATCGCGAGTAATCTTGGCCTCCGCCTCCCTGAGCCCACCCTCACCTAACCCCCCAACCCAACGGAGCCTTCCAATGGACAATTCCAAAATCGTCTTTCTCATCAACGATCAGGTTCGCCTGATCCGCGTGACCTACGAACGATGAACTGCCGTAAATGCGGAGCCAAGCGTATCACCCGCCGCGCAAGCGGCGTTTTCTCATGCAAGCACTGTGGCATTCAGCCCAACCTGAACACCTTGTGTCGTTCGGGCCTTCCAGTGCTTCCGCGAGTAAACGAGGACCCTCATGCCGACCCTAAATCAGATGTTTCCCCGGAAGCCGTGGCAGCAGCCCAAGCAGCAGCATCTCTGCCTCTGCGGCTCCCCCGCCACTACCTTCGACCATTTCTGGCCGCGCCATCTTGGCGGTCGCAGCTTCATCACCGGCAACACCTGGCGTATGTGTGCGGCCTGCAACCAGCGTAAAAGCGCCCGCTTCCCTTCCGCCAGCGAGACCCTAGCCTTCTGCCTCCAGCGCAACTTACACAAGGTGTAATATGACCAGCCCCGTCCACACCGGAACCTTCTTCATCCTCGAGGGCCTTCTTGCCGCCGAACGCGAGATCGTTACCCTCGCCGTTTCATTCGACCGAGCGGCCCTTGTCGCTTTCACAATGGCCCTCGGCGAGGCCGGAACAACCGACTTCGACGCCTTCCGTATCACGGAGAACGGCGATGTCCTAGTGACCGAACTGCCCAAAGCGACGCACGTCGCCCCATCCAAGCCCGTTTAAGGAGCCACTCATGGCCAGTCATTCCAAATCCGTCCTCAGCTACCGCGACGTTCACCAAGCCTTCGAGGCCGCTGGTCGCGTAGGCACGATCACCCTCCGTTTCCCCGACCCCGGCAAAGCAGTAACTTGGTGCGGCAGGGCCAACGCCTATCGCGTCCTGCTCCGTACTCAGAACAAGGAGCTAGGGCGCCCCTTCACCTCCGACTTCGACCACCTCATGATCCGCCGCAGGCCCGGTGAAAACATCGTCAAGATCGAGCCCCGCGGCTTCGGTTTCGTCGCCGAGGGCCCCGACGGCGCGCTTATCGAGTTCGACCAAGTTACCCTGCCCAAGGGCTCCGCTACGCCCGAAGAGATCAGCGAAACCGAGCGTGACACCGAACGCTTCCTCGCTGAGTACGAAGCCACCTTTGGAAAGGCAAAGCCAGAATGAAGCGTTATGACCTCGGCGCAACCGACGAGTCCCAATACTCCCGCCTCACTGAGGCAGAGCGTCTTGCTTGGATCTACCCGGAACCCTACGCCTACCACTCCTTCCACGTCGAACGGATGGGGGAGGACACCTACCGTTGGCGCAACTCACGCGAGGCCAAATTCTACATCGGCAGCCACGCCGAGCTTTGCCAAGCGATCACTACGATCAACCTCCGCAAACTCGACCCCAACTACAACCAGATCGTCACGACAGTCAAGGTCCTTTCCCAGGACGAAATCGACGAACTGTTCAGTGACCTATAATGGGGCCGCTCCTCCACCTCCTTCTCCAGCTCGCCTTCGCTTTCGCGATCGGCTTAGCTTTCCTCCTCGCCACCTACCCCATCTACCTCCTCCTCAACATGTAAAGGCTCCAGCCATGACCGACCAAACCTTCTCCAACATCCCCTGGGATGCCCCCCTCTTCCGCAAAGCCCCGCTTTCGCTCCTCGACACGATTGTGTCCAACCTTAGCCACGCCAGCTACCACTACGCCGACGACTCGGGGAAAGAGTGGGGCAACGCCTCGCTTAAGAAAATGCAGGCGGCGCTCCTCGTCAACACCTTCGCCCTCCCCTACGACGCCATCGTAGCCCTGCACGGCAGCAAGCCGCAACTCGTAACCCTGTCCCAGTTCATGGACGCCGTGCTAAAGGACGCCCGCAAATGAGCTATAAAAAAGATATGAGTGGCGCCGCTTTCCCGACAGGATTGACGCCGGGTCACTACTCGCAAGAAGGCATGTCCCTGCGCGACTGGTTCGCGGGGCAGGTGCTGACGGGCACCATTGCTGGCGGAAACGTAGGCATCAATACCACCTACGAAGACCTCGCCAGGGTCTGCTACCGCCAAGCCGACGCCATGCTGGAGGCCCGGAAATGACCCATCACTGGACCACCGAGCAAGAGGACATCTTCCACGCTGTCCGCACGACCAAGGACAACATCCTCATCGAGGCCCTCGCTGGCGCGGCCAAAACCACCACCCTCGTCGAACTCTGCAAATCGCTCGAGGGCAACACGCTCACCCTGGCGTTCAACAAAAAGATCGCGGATGAGATGGCGAAGAAAATGCCCGGCAACGTCACCTGCTCCACGTTGAACAGCCTTGGCCACCGCGTCTGGGGCCAGCACCTAGGCAAACGCCTGCAAGTTTCCATGGGTAAGATGCACCACCTGACCATCGAAGCTATCTCTTCCCGCGAGCGCGACGAACAAGACCACCTCTACGACGAGATGCGTGACCTCCGCGCATCAATCGAGGGCGCAAAGAACCACGGCCACGTCCCGGACGCCCTCGCCGCGAAGCTCGGCACCAAATGCAAACCGATCCTATCGGACGAGGAGCTCATCGACATGCTCCCTTTCGATCTCTCCCCCGCCCAAGTCTCCGTCATGTTCGAGGTCCTCACAAAGTCCTTCAACATGGCGCTCGAGGGCAACATAGACTTCTCCGACCAGCTACTTCTGCCCACCGTCATGCAGTGTTCCTTCCCCATCTACTCCAACGTCCTTGTTGACGAGGCCCAGGACCTTTCAGAGCTGAACCACGTCATGCTATCCAAAACAGCCAAGCGCCGCATCATAGCCGTGGGCGACAGCCTCCAGGCCATCTACGCCTTCCGCGGCGCTCATACCGAAGGCATGCCCCTGCTTCGCGAGAGGTTCAACATGACCACCTTGCACCTCTCAACAACGTTCCGCTGCCCCGAGGCAATCTGCGACCACGTTCGTCACCACGCTTTCCGCATCCAACCCTGGGACCTTAACCCAAACAACCCCGGAAGCGTTAACTACCTTTCGGCCTGGGACATGGCAGACGTCCCCGACGGCAGCGCTATACTTTGCCGCAACAACGCCCCTCTCTTTCGCATGGCCTTGCGGATGCTCAAGGCTGGCCGTCGCCCAAATGTCTGGGGCCGAGACATCGCAGCCTCCCTCGTCAAAGTTCTCGAGGGCCTCGGTGCCCCCAACATGAAACGTCACGACGCTATCCTTGCCCTCGAGGTCTACCGCCAGCAAAAGGGGGCGAAGCTTAAGAAGCAATCGGCCAAGGACGCGCTGGCCGAACGCATCGAGTGCCTGCTCGTCTTCATCGAGGATGCCGACACCCTCTTCGGCGCGATCACCCTGGCCAAGGAGGTCTTCAACTACGAAGGCAAAGTTGACCTCGCCACCGGCCACAAGGCCAAGGGCGCTGAGTGGGAGGACGTGTTCATCCTCGATCGGCACCTGCTAAAGGACGAAGGCCAGGACCTCAACCTCGCTTATGTCCTCGCCACTCGGGCCAAGCGCAGCCTAACCTACGTCGATACCGAAGGCTACCTCAGCTAACCCATTGACTTTCCCCGGTCCCCATGCTACAACATAGCTTCAACAAGGAGTCCCATCATGGCACGTTCCACCCCAGTTGTCGGCACCTTCACTGGTGAAGAGCTAGAAGTTAGCTTCTACGCTTTCCGCGAGCACCATCCAGAGGGTGACCTTATCCTCGACATCGACCTTCAGGACGTCACTCTTCTCGGCCACCTCATCCCGGATATCAAGGTCCTGCCAGAAGCTTTGCAAGCTTCCATCATCGCCCTCGCTGACGACATCGAAACCTGGATGGGACGCTGCTGATGGACCTTAGCAACGCCAGCCCTGAAGCAATTTGTCGCGCTTTCGCCTACGCCTTGGTTCGCGAGCACGGCGACGATGCCTCTCGTCTTGCCGATATTGTAGTGGCGGAGGTGCAAAAAGAAATGAGAGCCATCGCCCTGGAAAGGACTAAGCCATGACCAACTACATCGGCTGGACGCCGCCGCCAGGCGTCGGAGTTGTCGCGCCCCCCGTCCATTTCGAGACGATTGTGGATGTGATCTACAGCGACGGCTTGTTTAGCGGCGGAACCAAGGGGCTTCCCGGTGAACGTGCTGGCGACCTGAACTGGTCCGCCGTTGGCGACGGCCCGGCCATTGTCGCCTATGCGATTGTGGAGGAATACAAGCCCGCGCCGGAGTTGCGGGAGTGGTTCGCGCTTATCCGCTACGGGTCTCTTGTCGCTTCGTCGCAAAGCCGGGAGGACTTCTGCCAGATCAAGGACGGCGAAGAAATCATCCACGTCCGAGAGGTTCTGCCCGCCGCGCGTGAGGTGGTCGCGTGGGCGGTGGTGGGCGTTGACGGCAAGCCCTTTGCGCTTTGGATATCAGAGGACGCAGCCGGAGGTTTTGTCGCGGAGCAAGGCGGCGGCACGGTGGTCAGGCTGTCGGGGGTGATGCCAAATGAGTGACATTTGGGCGGACATAGACGTTCGCATAACCGATCAGCGGATCGGTATGGGGGTCGGCGGCATCAACACCATCATGCGCGTCCAACACATCCCGACCGGGATTGTCGTGGAGGTGCCCAGCCAAGGGCGCAGCCCGCACAAAGTGCGCGAAGTCGCCAAGACGATGATTGAGTTTGCCGTTATGGAGTTTGGCCCATGATCCGCCTCGCACTGTTGCACACGTGCATCTTGGCCCCGACTGCGTGGGCGGTGAAGCGGCTTATCATGAATGGAGGAGGTTGAGATGAAATACGCTGTCAGGGTTAAGGGCCGCGCAAATGACTGGCTTGCATTTGTGCCCGAAGCCTCAGTTGAGGAAATGCGTGCCGATGGAATTGATGTCATGGAAGCGCACAACACAATTCCTGACTGGATACCATCTTGGGCGGTTGCGCCGTGGTGCGCGATGCAAGACCTTTGGAACGCTCCGTCTAGATGGGGGCGCAAATGAACCGCCGCACCCCGGCCCCCGCAGAGGAGAAGAAGGATGAGCATCGTGACGCCGCATAACTGGAAAGTGTCCCCGTATGGTCACGGCGAATGGGCCTGCACATATTGCTTGGCAACCAATCGTGAGATTGCCGTAATCGGCGACCCAAACCATTGCCCTGACGCGCATAAGGTGCTGTTTCCTGAGACCGCCGCCCTCCAGTCTGCCGCGGTAGCCGCCCGCGCCGCCCTCAAAGGATACACCCATGACTGACACATCACCGGAGAACGTGGCGCGGGATGCCCACGAACCTGATTACAAGGCAGCGATGCTTTATCACAGCGACCGTGCAGACGGTTACATGGCCGAACGTGACGCCCTATCCGCCCGCATCGCCGACCTGGAGCGGCAGCTTGCCGAGGCGCGCACCGACGCCGAGCAGGCCGTGGCGCAGGCGTATCAGCGGGCGTGTGAGCCTGTCGAGGCTAACTTTCCCGGCACCCTGTATGCGTCCAATCGCACCAAGACGATTGCCGCCATCCTCGCGCTTGCCCCCGCCGATGTGCTGGCAGAGGTGAAGGAATGGAAGCACCTCGCTATCGCTGGCAACCTGATCGCGCTGGAAATGCGGCAGACCGAGGCCCGCGCAGAAGCCGCCGAGGCAGAGGTGGAACGGCTGACCAGGGTGCTTGACGATATTCAATGCGGGCGCGGTATGTTCGGCCTTGATGCTGCGGTTGATCTGGATTGGGCCGTCAACCTCGCCCGCGCCGCCCTCAAGGGAGACACGCCATGACCGAAGTCGAGATTGAAGCCGTAGCCCGCCTGTATTGCCGGAAGCTTGGGCTGGACCCCGATACTGTCGTGTTTTCGAGCGGCGGCGCTTGGATACCCAGAGGCGCGCTCATGTGGCGCATAAAATCTCGCCAAGTCCGCGAAGCCATCGCCATGACCGACGCCATCGCCGAGGTGCGGGCTACTGTGACGGAGGACGGGGCGTGAGCGACCCTACCCCAGTCCCCGTTACCATCCGCGGCACCACCTACCCCTCTCAAGCAGCAGCCGCTCGCGCCCTCGGCATCTCTGTCCAAGCCGTCCACGACGCTCTCAACCGAGGCCGCATCGACTACGCGGGCCTAGGCCGTAACTGGTGGCATAGTCGCCCCGACCCGAACGCCAAGCCGGAGCCCTGATATGGCTGCTTGCACTATGTAATCATCCATACCAAACTGCGCTACCCTCTTGACATCCCCCGCGCCATAGTCTAATGTAATCCCACGGCCCCCGCGCCATCCACCCGTTTCCCCCGCGCCATCCCGCGCATAACCCAAGGAGCTACAATGTCCACGAAAGAGATCACCATCGCCGGTCAAACCTTCACGGTCCTCCAACCCTACGCCGCAGGCCACGCGATCACCGAAGCGGAAGCCAAGGCCCTGAACCAGGTTCGCGCTGAGAACGTCCGCAACAACATGGCGAGCAAGGTAAAGGCCGCTGTCGAGGGCACAGCGAAAGAAGGCGAGCCGACCGCTGACACCATCGCCGCCGCTGTCGCAGCCTATGACGCCGCCTACATCTTCAACCTCGCTTCCGTCGGTGGCGGTAAGCGTCCGACCGATCCGGTCGAGGTCGAAGCACTCCGCATCGCCCGCGATCAGTTCGCCACCTTCGCCGCTTCCAAAAAGCTCACCGTCAAGGCGATCAAGGAAGCCAAGGGCGAAGACTGGTACCTCGAGAAGATCGCTGCGCTCGCCGAGCGTGATGATGTTGTCAAGGAGGCCAAGCGTCGGGTCAAGGCTCGCGAAGCTTCCGCTGAAAGCGCACTGGAGGGCCTGGACCTCGACGGCATCGCGCCGGTCGAAGCCGAGCCTGCGCACTAACGAAGTATGGTTGGGGGCTTCGGCCCCCTTCCAGCCCTTCTATGGTAGGTAGCCACGTCAACCCCCCTCACTTCCTCCCTGTTGTGACTGGCGTGCCCGCGGCGATTGGACTCCCCGCATTGCTACCTACCTTAAAAGGACTGGACCCATGAACATGATGCCAAGCCCCGACCTAACCCACCTCCTCTTCCTCGCCAATGAGGCGGAGATCGGCATCGCTGTCATCACGAACAACCCGACCTTGCTACGCAACAAACTCTACGCAGAACGTAAGCGCTGCGGCCTGACCAACCTGACCTTCATCCAGCCCCCCACCGAGAGCGAGTCCCGCTTGTGGATCATCAAGAAAGAGGCCAAGGCACATGGCGCGACAGAAGACTGAAGAGCTGAAGAAGCACACGCTTAACCTCCGCGAGGGTGACATGGAAGCCCTTGCCGAACTCTTCCCCAAGTTCCACCCCTCCGTCATGGTTCGCCGGATCGTCAGCAAATTCGTCGATCAGGTTAGCCACGTTCCAGAGGAAGACCTCGACCTCCCGCACATCGACCTTTAACCCGGAGTCCAATCATGTCCGACACCAGTCCGATCGCGGAGCTTATGGCCCGCGACCCACTCCAGCTTTCCAAGCAAGACCTCGACGCGATCATCGCCGACCTTCGGCAGTCGCGTGCCCGCTTTGTTCTAGCGGACGACAAAAAGATCGGGACTCCTGCTGCGCGTAAATCTGCCGCCCAGGTGAAGCGCGAGCACATGTCCAAAGTCCTCGATCAAGGCGCGATCGAAGACATGTTTAAGGACCTGTGATCATGGCTCCATATCGTTATGAAGTTTGGGAGATCGTTGACGGGGACAACCCCAGCCACAAGTATAAATTCCGCATCATAGAGTATTTCGCCGTATGTGACGGCGGGATGCGAGCACGTATCACCGATAAAAGCTATACTACTCTGCATGAAGCCAAGATAGAGCGCCAACGCCTTGAGGGAGGACAATCTCTATGACAACCCTTCTCTCCTTCGACGAGACCGGCTTCCAGTTCGCCTGGGACAGCACCAGCCTCAGCAGCTTCGTAACCTGCCCACGCAAATACTACTACTCCATCCTTCAGGGTTGGACCTCGGAACTCCGCTCCGTTCACCTGATTTTCGGCGGGCACTACGCCACCGCTCTCGAGCACTATCACAAGCATCGCGCCTCTGGCATGGAGCACGACGAGGCCTTGCACTCTGTTGTTCTCGAGGCTCTCATCGCCACTTGGGACAGCGAAGCTGGCAAGCCCCAAGACTGGCTCCACACCTCGAAGACCCGCGACACTCTCATCCGCTCCATCGTTTGGTACCTTGAGGAGTTCCGTGAGGACCCGATGAAAACCGTCATCCTTTCGGACGGTCGTGCCGCTGTCGAGTACTCCTTCTCCATCGACCTCACCGACGAGTACGTTTATTGCGGCCACATCGACCGCCTCGTTACCTACGGAGACGGTGACGACATCTACGTCCAGGACCAGAAGACCACGGGCTCCCAGATCACCCCCCGTTTCTTCGAGGGCTACTCACCCGATTACCAGATGACCGGGTATACCTGGGCCGGACAGATCATCTTCAAGATGCCTGTCCAAGGCGTTGTCATAGACGCTGCCTACATCGCCGTTGGCTTCACCGCCTTCGGCAGGCAACCAGTGACGCGCAGCGCCCGCCAGCTCGAAGAGTTCCGCGAAGAGGTCCTTCACTACATCAGCCTCGCCAAGCAGTGCCACGAGACCGGCTACTATCCCATGAACCGTACAGCCTGCGGCAACTATGGCGGCTGCGAGTTCCGTCGGGTTTGTTCCGCCGTTCCCGGCATCCGCAACAACCTACTCCAGGGCAGCTTCAAGAAGCGGGATCGCTGGGACCCGTTGGCGAGGCGCTAACATGTACGGCAAACCGCACCTCGACACGAACGCTCACGTTGTCGCTGCCTCTCGCACCATCCGCTCGATGGACGAGGTTGCTTCCGACCCCAACCTAACCAACCAGCAACGCCTGCTTGCTCGCCAGTGCCGTGACCTAGCGGCTTCCCTCTTCCGCACTTTCAAGGAGCCCCGCAATGGCTAAAGCTTCCGAACGCGACGCTGACGCAACTTCCGTCCGCGCCCTCTACATCGGCGACAGCGGCTCGGGTAAAACCGGCTCGCTCATCTCCCTGCTGCAGGCGGGCTACAAAATCAAGATGCTAGACATGGACAACAATTCTGACAGCCTTGTCCAGCTCTGCCGCCACCACGACCCCAAGCTCCTCGACAACCTCGACATCATCAGTGTCCGGGACAAATTCCGCGCCAGCCAAATGACTGGTCTCGAGGTCGCCGGTCAGCCACGCGCCTGGGTCGATGCCCTCAAGTACCTCAACAAATGGGACGACGGAACTTCGCTGCAGGAGTGGGACGACAAGACCATCTTCGTCCTCGACACCCTCACGTCAGCGGGTCGCGCCGCTTTCCATTGGGCCAAGGGGATGAACCCCAACTCCAAGGACCCGAGGCAGTGGTACGCTGCGGGACAGGACAGCCTGAAAACTTTGCTCGAACTCCTGACCTCGCCCGACTTCAAGTGCCACATTCTCGTCGTCTCCCACATCGACCTCATCGAGCGAGACGACGGCACAACCAAGGGCTATGCCTCCTCGCTCGGCAAAGCCCTCGGCCCCCAGATCGCCAAGGTCTTCCCGACCCTCATCATGGCGGAAACCAAGGGCACCGGCTCCGCCCTCCGTCGCACCATCACCACCCGGCCCACTCACCTAGTGGACCTCAAAAACCCCGTCCCATTCAAGATGGACGAACGCTATCCCCTTGAGACAGGTATGGCTACCATCTTCTCCATCCTCCTCGGAGGCTCAGGTTCAGCGGCGCCTGCTCCCAAAGCCGCCTGACAACCATCATCATCAACCAAGGAGACTACCCCGTGGATTTCATGGACGCACTCAACACCAAAGCTGCCGACATCGAGAAACCCAAGCTGATGCCGGTCGGCACCTACGTCTGGGCGGTGAACAAGCCGCACAAAGAGTCCACCTCCAGGGACGGCAAGTGGTTCACCATCGAGGTTCCCTGTGTCCCGAAGATGCCCTACGACGCCGCCGAGGATGTGAACGCCGATGACTTGCAGGAGTTCGGCAACCTCGCTTCCGCTATCAACAGCATCCGCTTCATGCTGGACACCCAGGGCGGCGCGAACGATCTGGAAAAATTCCAGTACAACCTCAAGCGGTTCCTGATCGACACCCTCCGCGTCGAGGGCGATGCCGACAGCACCCTCAAGGAGCTCCTCGGCAAGGCCGTGGGCGCTGAGTTCGTGGCCCAGGCCGCTCATCGCCACGTTCCAGAGCGTGACGAGACCTACGTCGATGTCAAGAACTGGGCACCGATGGACTGAGCGAAAGCTTAGCTAGGGCGGGGGAGCGATCCCCCGTCTTCTCTCCTCCAGCACAAGGAACCAGTCATGTACACTGAAGGCGCCCCCTCCACACAAGTAGAACTTTCTTCTAACCTCTACGAAATCCGCAACCGGCTTAACAGCTATACGGAAATCATTCGCTCTCAGACCTATCGCTTGAACCGCAAGAACGAGCAGCTTATCCATGTAGCTGAGTCATCTTCAAAGGGGCCCGGCAAACTCTTGTCCGCCGACTCCATCGCTCGTCGTGACCCATTAATCAGCGAGCTTAACGCCGCTGCGGTGGACCTCGAGTACGCTATCGAACAACTCAGCGCCGCCATCTCCATCACCGAAACCATCTGAGGTAGCCCCCATGCTCTCCGGTTCTTTCCGCTCCTTCCCCATCTCCTCCATCACCATCTCCCCCGAAAGGCAGCGGAAAGAACTGACCGGCATTGAGGAGCTCGCGAACTCCATTAAGTCGGTCGGGCTTATCCACCCCATTGTCCTCACCCCCGAGGGTATCCTCGTCGCGGGCGAACGTCGCCTCCGCGCCCATCAGCACCTCGGCCTCACCCACGTCCTTGTCCAGTTCACCACCGAGTTGCCCCGCGAGGAACTCGAAGCGATCGAACTCGAGGAGAACGTGAAGCGGAAGGCGCTTTCGTGGAAAGAGGAGGTAGCGGCTGTCGCCCGCCTTCACGCACTTAAGCAGGGCCAGGACCCTGAGTGGTCCAACGTTGACACGAGCAACCTCCTGTCCGTGACCCCCGCCACCATCAGCAGATACCTTACGGTGGCCGACTACCTCGCTTCCGAGGAACCCCTCGTCGTCGCCGCTGACAACTTCGTCACAGCCCTCAACATCTGCCTACGCAAAGAACAGCGCGCCGAAGAGGCGGAGAGTGCCGCGGTCGATCAGGCCTTTGAAAAGATATTCAACAAACCAACCTCAATCGACCCCGATGGTCGTCGCGTCAGCGCGCAGCCGCAGCTACCGCTAGGCGAGAAGCCACAACCCATAATCCCTTACCTGCTGGCCGATTTCCGCGAGTGGGCCAAAGCCCCCTGGACCGGCCCCAAGTTCAACTTCATCCACTGTGACTTTCCATACGGGATCAACTATGACAAGCACAACGGTGGGGCGACTGGTACTCTCGGAGGCTACGCAGATACACCAGAACTTTACCTGGAGTGTCTACGGGCACTTAAGGCCTGCATGGGAGACCGTGTGGCCGAGTCCGCTCACCTCATGTTCTGGCTTAGTGCACGTCACGAGATCGTCCACCAATCCCGCTTGGCCCTCGAAGACATGGGATGGAAAGTCAATCCTGTCCCACTTATATGGCACCGCAGCGATAATTCCGGTATCCTCCCCGACCCGCAACGAGGACCCCGCCAAGTCTACGAGGTCTGTCTACATGCCTCGCGAGGTGATCGAAAGATTGTCCAAGCTGTCAGCAACCTCTTCGCCCATCCAAAAACTAAGGAGGTCCATGCGAGTGAGAAGCCAAGGCCCATGCTTCAACATTTCTTCAGAATGTTTGTAGACGAGTCAACGGTGCTGCTCGACCCGACCATGGGCAGCGGCAACTCCATCCTCGCCGCCGAGGAGTCATCCCCCAAGTTCGTCCTGGGTCTCGAGGCCCTGCAGGAAATCTACGACAACGCCGTGCTGTACCGACACAAGGTCAAGGTGAGGGAATAGTATGGTCGCTTACTTCATGTAACCAGCCATACCAACAAACACTTTCGGGGGACACTGTGACTATCCTTATCCTATCAGACCACCCCTCGCTCAACGAAGCGGGCAAGCCATTCTCCAACGGGTACTGGGGCTACTTCCGCGCCCAGCTTCGTCGCGCCGGTATCGACCCCGAGTCGTGCATCTGGATGAACGTCTTCAACCAGCCCGCCTCCAGCTTCTTCGCCTTCACCCAGGAAAGCAAAAGCGGCGCGCTTACCGGCATCCCAGGTGTCGCCCGCAAAGCCTACCTCCGCGCTGAGTATGGCCCCGAACTCCACGCTCTCTACACCACCATCCGCCGCATCCAGCCAAACATCATCATCGCTTGCGGTGAGTTGGCGCTGCTTGCAGTAACCCACCAGACCAAACTCAAGTTCGCCCGTGGCCGCGTCACCACCTCCATCGCCACTTGCGGCACCCGAAAGGTCCTTCCTGTCCTCCACCCTCGCGCGGTCATGGCGGAGATCAAGCAGGAACCCATTCTACTCCTCGACCTCATGAAGGCCAAGCGCCAAGCAGCCTTTTCCGAGGTTCAGCGCCCGCAGCGCTACCTTCACCTCCGCCCCTCGATCGAGGACCTTGAGTCGTTCTGGCAGGATTACATCGAGCCTAGCTCTGGCCTGTCCATCGACATCGAAACCAAGAACCCCCTCATCACCTGCGTCGGCATATCCCCTTCGCCAGATCGCTGCCTCGTCGTCCCATTCTTTGACGGAGAGAAAGCCAGTGGCAACTACTGGGTCACGCCTCGCGAGGAAAAGATCGCCTGGCAGTTCGTCCGTCGCTGCCTTAACACCCCCGGCAAGCGCGTGTTCGGGCAGAACTTCCAATACGACACGCAGTACCTATGGCGCTACATGGGCATCCCCTGTTCCAGCTGGACCGACGACACCATGCTCATGCACCACGCAATCCAGATCGAGATGGACAAGGGACTTGGCTTCCTCGCCTCGATCTACTCCGAGGAACTCGCTTGGAAATTCATGCACCGCAGACGCGTCGCGGATCGCAGCAGTAAGAAGGAGGACGAATGATGGAAGTGCTTCCTGAGATAATCGGGTGGGGATTGTTCTTCCTCCTCGCCTTCATACTCGAGTTCACGGTAGGTAGAAAATGATCGACGACGTTCCAGAGCTAATGTCCGACTTCGTGGCTTGGGGCAGGGCGGGCCTCGACCAGGAGTTTACCCTGTTCAAACTCTACACCCGCAAGCTACGCGATGAGAAAACCGGCGAGGTTGGCACTTTCGACCTAGCCTGCCAACTCCCCCTCATCGACTTCGAGCAGCGTTCCGACCACGTTAACTTCCTCAAGTACCTCGTCCGCAAGTACCTTGTCCACTGCGTCAAGAGTACCGGGGTTCCGTACGAAAGTTGGATCGTGGAGTTTTCTCCCATCATGGAACGCTACCAGATACCGTCACATTTGTTTCTCGATACAGGGAGAGACCGCGCATGGCTTCTTTAATTTACTTGGCTTCGCCTTTCTCCCACATCAACCCGGCCATCCGCCAGCATCGCTTCGAGCAGGCCCGTCGCTTCACGATTGAGGCCCTACGAGCAAACATCGCCCTCTTCTCCCCCATCGTCTACGGCATGGACATGGAGAAGGAGATCGGCACGAACTTCGAGCCGTGGCAGCAGCTCAATGACGCCATGATCTCCGCATCAACCGAGGTCTGGTGCCTGTGTCTCGACGGCTGGAGCGATAGCCGCGGCGTTCGCCATGAGCTCGAGTTGGCCCACGAACTCGGTCGTCCCATACACTTCTACCGTTCATTCGGAGTCCGTATCAATGCTGGTGATTGACACAAAGGAACTCGACGAGAAAGCCGACAAGCTTTCAGACAGCGAGATCTATTGGACCTATTGCGCGCTTGACTGCTGCGTGACCTACGATGTCATCAAGGTTATCGAGCCGCAACTCGATGACGTTTCACGCGCCACCTATCAGACCTCCATCGCCACTATCCCCGTCGTCCTCGAGATGATGCTGGAAGGCTTGCCTGTAGACCTCGCCGCTCGTCGCAAGTCCCTCGAGCACTACGAGGAAGTCTACGCGCAGCTCGAGTCCGGCTTTGTCCGCCTGTGCCACGAGGGCCTGGGCATTTCCCTCGACCGCTCCAAGCGCGACCGCGGACGCTCATCCGTCCCGATTAACGAAGCTTCGCCCAAGGACGTTCAGTACCTCTTCCACACCGTTCTCCAAATCCCGGAGAAGAAGAAGCGGAAGAAGGGCCAGGACGAGGCTAAGACCACTACCGACCGCGAAGTCCTCGAGGGTCTGCGCAGCTACTACTTCGCCGAGGTCTTCGTCAACTTCATCCTCGCTATGCGTGACGCGAAGAAAGCAATCGGCTTCCTCAAGACCAAGCTCGACGCAGACAACCACATCCGCTGTTCCTTCAACGTAGCCGGGACCACGACCGGGCGTCTCAACTCCAGCTTCTCCGACATGGGCACCGGCACCAACCTCCAAAACATATCCGGCAAGCAGAAGAATATCTTCGTCGCCGACGAGGGTTGGATGCTGGTAGACATCGACCTCGAACAAGGAGACAGCCGTGGAGTCGGGGCCATCGCCTGGAATTGGTTTGTTGAGTCTCATGGAGAAGCTTGGGCCGGATCGTATCTCGATGCTTGCGAGTCTGGTGATCTACACACAACTGTCACAAAGATGGCCTGGACTAACCTCGGATGGGAAGCCGCCGCCGACGCCGGAGCACTACGCAAGATTGCTGAACAGCAGGCCTATAGAGAAAACAGTTACCGAGACCTTAGCAAGAAACTAGGCCACGGCACCAATTACCTCGGCCAACCTAACACGATGGCAATGCACTCCAAGCTTCCTGTCTCAACCATCGTTGACTTTCAGAAAAACTACTTCTCCGCTTTCGGCTGCATCAAAGCTTGGCAGGTCGAGACTATCCGTCAACTCCGCGAGACCCGCTGTCTCATCACCCCGTGGGGCCGTCGCCGCTTCTTCTGGAATGATCCCAATGCAGTCCCCACGCACAACGCCGCTATTGCCTACTCTCCTCAGTCAACCACTGGTGAGTTCATCAACCGAGGCGCCATCGCTCTCCAGCGCTACAGAGACAGTCATCGTCTCCCTGTCCGGCTGCTGCTACAGGTTCACGACTCCCTCGTCCTCATGGTCAAACGCCGAGGGATTGAGGAAACTATTCCAACCATTCTAGAGCAGCTCCGCGTCGTGCTGCCGCTGGTAAAGGGCCGCGAGTTCACCATCCCTCACGGAGTTAAGGTAGGCTGGAACTACGGCATGGCCTCCCCCGACAACCCCTACGGACTATCGAAGTGGAAAGGTAGCGAGACGAGGGAGCCGCCTCGCCGCCTCACCACGATCGAGAACATAATGAACGCCCCGCTCGCCAAGAGATAATTAATGGTCCGTAAGATCAAGAACTGGGTGGCGGCGTTTGAAGAGCTGACCACCTATACAGGGAGTCCGGCGCGGTTGCGCCGTTGGGCAGGCATAGCCTGCGTTGCAGGGGCGCTTGAGCAGAAGGTCTGGGTCCACACGAACAACAGCCCCCTCTTCCCCAATCTCTACACAATCTTTGTAGCGCCGCCGGGAGTAGGTAAGTCCGCTGTGCTTGGGCAGCTTCGCAAGTTCTGGGCCTCCCTCAAGGACCACAAGATAGCGGCAAGCAGCGTCAGCAAGGCTTCGCTAATCGACGAGCTCCACGATGCTCAGCGTGTCCTCATCCACCCCGGTCGCAACCCGCCCACCATCGAGTTCCACTCGCTCAAGGTCCTCGCCAGCGAACTCACCGTTTTTATCCCCGAGTTCGCCACCGAGTTCATGAGCGTGATGACGAACATCTACGACACAGAGCCTTTCACCGAACGTAAACGGACAGCGAAGCTCAAGATAGAAATCCCGTCCCCGCAGATCAACTTCGTCGCCGGGACAACGCCGTCGTCGCTGGTGCAGCTTCTGCCCGAGGGTGCCTGGGACCAAGGCTTTCTTTCCCGTACCATGCTCGTCTACGATGCCGATGTCAAGGTCCAGTCTCTGTTCAGCGTCAGCGCCGCCGACACTCAAATGCAAGCGAAGATGGAGTCGGACATCAAGGAGATCGGCAACCTCTACGGCGAAATCAAATTCACACAGGAAGCCGCGGAGTTTATCGACGCTTGGCACATGGGCGGCAAACAGCCGGTGCCCGACCATCCCAAACTCCAGCACTACCTTAGCCGCCGTTCCGCGCACCTTCTCAAACTATCCCAGGTCGCTTGCGTATCCGACTCCAACGAGCTCGTCATTACCGTCGAACACATCCAGCAAGCGATGGACTGGCTATTCGACCTCGAGGCCCACATCCCCGAAATCTTCAAAGCCATGAGTAACGGCGGCGAAAGCAAGGTGATGGAGGAAGCATGGCATATGCTATTCCAATTCAAGGCTCGCTATCAGAAGGGCGCGCCACGTTCCCTCCTGATTAAATTCATCGCTCAGCGAGTCCCATCCCATGCAGTCGAGCGTATCATAGACCTGATGGAGAAAGCCGACATGATCCGGGTTGTCGCCGAGAAAGGCGATGGAATGCTGTACACAGCTAAGGAAAGGAACCCTTACAAATGAACGACCAACGCTTCAAGGCCGACGCAGGCAAGCCACGCCCTGACCTACTCCAGCTTGGTATGCAGCGCGCACTTCGCTTAGTCCAAGCCACACTCGAGTACGGCGCGATCAAGTACGAACCGCATAGCTGGCGCAACGTACCCAACGGAGCACAACGCTACCTGCAAGCCGCCGAGCGCCATCGCCAGGAACGTCTAATGCACAACTGGGATGATAGAGTGTTCACACTCAAGGCAGTTGATCTTGAGAGCAATCTTCCCCACATCGCCCATGAGATTGTGTGCCTGCTGATGCTGATCGAGCTGGAGTTGCAGCAAGAACCCCACACTAACCTTAAAGACCTTTGCCGGTTCCACCAGCCCCCGCTCGACCACAAACTTCACTCAACGGACAAGTCCGCGTATCGTGGTAGTGACGAAGAAGAACCCAACAATCACCGACTGTAGGGTGTAAAGCTCCGGTGATAGGGGGTCAGTAACCCCCCATCCCAACACCTTATCCCACAGGATAAGCTTCGCGTTATAGATCACGAAGGGCAGCGCCCATGCGATTTGGATCAGCGTGATCCACCGACCCCCTATCGCATGGCTTGCCTGCCGCGCCTCGAGCCTAGCGATCTGAACCTCCGCCGCTATCCGCTCCGCGTCGTTCACCGCAGCAAGCTTCGCCTCATACGCTTGGCGTAGCTGCGCAGGGATACCCCCGCCGAAAAAACTAAGCAAAAGCTTAATCATCTTTGACCGCTTCTTTCAGCGCCGTTCTAGCGCGTGAGAACCAGTACCAGACAAACGTAGCTGCGCCAAGCAACAGCCCTGTCACCGCTTCCACTGCCGCTGGTGACACCAACTCCGGGTGGACCCCTGGCGGCAACCATCCACCAGAAGCTAACCAACCGGCAGCAGTATACAGCGCGATACGCACAAAGACAAGTAGCTCAGCTTTCATGATTTTCCCTCAGTTCCAGAAGGTTAGATAGTCAAGGATGTCCCAGCCCCAGGCAGCAAGCGCACCACCTGCTGCAAGCACCGCTGCAGCCACAGCACCCGGAGCAACAATCCCGCTAGTCTGTGGCAGCACCTCTACTGCTGGCGGAGCCTTGGGCGCGGCATAAATCGGGATCGGCGTATCCTTAATCTTCTGCCACTTAGCAAAGCTTTGAGCCAGCTTCCGATCGTATCCATTCTTGGCAAAGCCTGCGCCGTTATATCCGCGCGCAAATCCCTTCCAGTCATGCCGACGCAGCTCATCATCCAGCCCGTTCGTCACGATAAACTTAATCATCGCGCGGAGGTGATACTCCTCATCCTCCATGAACGCCTGTACCATGTCATGCGCGGTAGCATAGCCTGCGGCTTGGCAGTTGAACCCCATGACCTGGCCAAGGCCCCACGAGGCCGAACGCAGCGCTGCGTCGTAGTGGATCGCCGTCGCTTTCTGCAGTCTTGGATAGCTATCCTTCGGGTAGGCCCCCGGCTTCCACCTAGCGTACGCCAGTCCTTGCGCAGCCGCCTCTTCCCTCAGCTTACCAGGCCCAAGTTCGCGCCAGAAGATATGCGGCTCGAATAGCATCTTCGGGCGGCCTTGCGCGTCAAAGCCCGATCCACCCGCTTCAACATCCAGGACCGCATGGATTTCATCTTCACCAACCCCGATCTCCCGCCCGATCATAGGCAGGTCGATGTCCTCGAGTCGCTTCGCTTTCCCCTTGAAGTTCATCCTACTACTCCCACAAACCAGGCCCAAGCCGATTTAAAGAAAGTGGCGACGGTCGCACCGACTGCACCACCGGCTAAACTAACTCCCAATATAATCCCGCGAACAGTTGTCTTACTGTCGTGGATGGACTGCTGCAGTGCCAGAAATGCCTTCGACACATCCCTTTCGTCTACCTTCTCAAGATGATCTTTAACATCTCTCCGCCAGTCGTCAGCCACACGAAGCTGTGTATGGACCTCCGCAAGCCCACCTTTCAGGTCCGCCCGCATGTCCGACACGGCGGCATTAAGCCCAACAAGTTGCCCTTGCAGCTGACCTACAAGTAATTCAAGATTACTTTCCTGTCTTGGTGTCACTTGAGTCTCCCGAGGATCATCTTCAGAATTACAAAGGGCCAAGGCAGCGGGAACCTTAGCTTGTCGCGAAGCTCACCCCAGGCCGGGTTCTGGTTATCAATCCACCCCAGCTTCCGATGGTAAAGCACCACATGCGAGGCAAACCTTGTCCCCTTGACATACCAGATCACAGCACGGAAAGTTATCAACGCCCACCAGAACCTCACCATCGACCGACCCTCGCTAACCCAAAGCGCCGTCACCGCAAAGTCATCGCAGTCACCTTGCAACGGTCCTTCCGGTTCATCGAGAATGCGAAAGCTATCAAACTTCCCGTCGCTGGTCCACTTGAACCGAGAGGCAAAGTCGTCTATGTCGTCGCGATAGTAGCGCATTGCGATCACCACTTCAGGTAGAAGTTGCCGGCGTCGAAGGTCCCACCCAGGACTTGGAGCTGGGTGAGTTCCGCGCCTAGGTTCAAACTACCGTAGGCATCCAACATAGCATTATCATCAGTGCGATAACCGATGTAGCTATACGCCCACACATGTGAACCTGTAATCACTCGCTTCAGGGTAACAGTCGAGTTAAATACTCCGCCCGCCCCTAAGATGTTTCCGATAGGAAAACTAGTAGAAAAACCTACTACACTAGGCAGCGCTCCGTTAGCGGTAGAGCGAATTATACCCGTGTACCCAGAAGCTACAAGTCCCCCACCTGTTCCCAAGCGGAGACCCACAGTAGCCCCTCCGGTCAGACTAACATTACGGCAGAGCAACGTTAGTTCCTCAAGCCCAGCCGGAATACCTGAAAAAGTTTGACTTGTGCCAGAGCCTGGCTTCGTGTCTCGTTGCGTTTCTTGCCGAGATACCCAACCACTATCTGTACCATCCCCGCCCAGCACCTGCAACGCTGTGCCCTTCGCCAACCGGGTCAGCGCCGTAGCGTCCCGAACAATCAGGTCACCGCGGACGTAAGTTGGTGCAGCAAGCTCGGTTAGCTTCGAGCTCGCCGCTTGTCCTCCTATCGTCGAGAGAGCCAGCGGCTTATCCGTCAGCCCCGACAAGTTGTCGCTATTGTTCATGTCGCCGGTGCCAGCCCCAGCAGCTCCGTCCTGCAGCCAGACTTCCCACTTAAGTGCCGCGAGATCAGTCGCGAAGACTCCCGAAGTATGATCGAGCAGGCAGATATACTGCGCAGTTCCAGAACGCACTATGTCCGATGGGGCGTAGACAGTGGCGGTTAGCCAGGCTCCTCTAGCCCGCAGCATCGAGTTTTCTTTAGCCAGGGCTTCCGCCGCCGATGCTGCCGCCGCTGCCGCTGCATCATTAGCCTCTTCCGCAGCAAGCCTAGCATCTTCCTCCGCCGCCAGCAGCGACGCGATTAGCGTATCCGGGTCCTCCCCTGGTGCCATCTTAACCGTCCGGTCGAGCTCGGCATCAAGTTCCTGCGCCAAAAACGTAAGCTTATCCCAGACTCGCTCAGCGACTTCGGGGTCATATCGCTGTTGCGACGCTACGCTAACTAGCTGAGTAAGCGGGGTTTCCCTATAAATGTACAGTGTTGTGCCATCTACCGGAGCAACCAGAAACGTCACCGTTCCGCCCACCCCATCCGGCTCAATCGCCACCACATAATCATTCGGATCAACAGGAACCGTCACAATGTCCGTGACCGTCTCCACTTTAATCTCCGTCGCCACTCTCGCTTGAAACGAGAACGAAAACTCCGTTGTCACTCCGTTGCCCAGGCGGATAACCCCAGCGTCTACTGTCTCAACAGTCATCAGTTATCTCCGTGCATTGCGTCGCCAACGCGATCAAACAGCTGGCGAAAGATGAAGTGGTTTTGATATGGCACAACCATCTGTCGGATCATCCGCATGTTTCTCGATTGGTCTTCCGCGTCAAGCTGCGTCAGCACAGTCGCCATCCTTTCCGCTTGCGAATAGGTCGGGCCGAGGAGCGTACCAAGCAAGCCCCCAGGCCGACGGAAAATCTGCGGGGTTTCATCCCCTGTACCAACTGGAAGTTCCGAGCCGACATCCGCGGCAATCCCGACTGCCCCAAGTATCCCACTCCGCTTAACAGCCTCCCAAATCCACTTGTCCGCTTCCATCTGGTTCGCGGTTTCGAGGGTCTTACCTCCCGCTGTCATGGCGTAAGTATAGTAGGAAAGGGCACCTAAAGCAAGGGAAAAGGTTACGCCTTGCATGACGTATGGGTCATTCCCCTGCAGCGCTGACATTGCCATCCGGGAGTTGGAGGCGAAGGTGAAGGATTTAAACTGGGCCAGCATAGAGAAGCCCATGTTCGCGTCGGTCCAGTTAGGCCGCTCGAGCCCCGGTGTCACGATGAGTTTGTTGACCTCACCAAGCACCGCGGCCTGATACGCTTGGTACGCCGTGACGTCAGTCCACTTATCCACGTTCGGCAGGACCCCGCCGTTGGAAAACTTTTCAACCCCCTCCGGGGCTTCCATCTGCATCGCGATCCTGTTGATGTTGATGTCGCCCAGACCTAGGTTGCGCAGGTAGGTTCGCATCTCGAGCAGGTCACCGGTGAACTCAGCGTTCTCGCGCCAAGCTTTCGCGACCGCAGGAATGTAAGCGGATAGCGTAGCGTGAGTCACGTTGCCCGCGATTGTTTTCATCCCAGCTGTCCAGAAATCGTACAGCGCGACCAGACCCATCTTGCCCGCCAGCACCCCGGCCCCTCGCTCGAGCCGGGTCCGACCGATTGAGTCCTCCGCAAGGTCGAACACAGCCTGCGCCCGGCTATGCAACACAGGTTCCAGGTTAAGCCCAATCTGCCGATTGATCTCCTTCGACTTGAGGCGAAACTCCTTCGCGCGAGGATCAAGCTTGTTTATGAACGGGGCCCAGCCGTGCCGATACACGCGGCTAATCCCGTGCTGCCAGACCGGCCTTGCCACGTCCGAGATAGACGAGGTAACCACGCCACCCATCATAGTCAGCACGTTGACGTTCTTGATAAAGCGCCCTGCCCGCCACCACGGATCGCTTCCGTCCCTCGGAACCCCGCGTGTCATCCGAAGTCGCTGGATAGCTACGTCCAGATCGTTCGTGTAGAACTTCACCGCGTCGCTGACATAGTTGCCAAGCTGCGTCCGAAGCTCTGGCGTGATCTCGACAAAGCCTTCCCCCGGCACGTCGGAGAAACTCTTCTCATCCAGGTAGATTTCGTCAAGCGCTCCAGCGTCCGCCAGCTTGGCAGTTACGCGTTCCGAGAAGCGCTTCGACTTATCCACCCAGCCTTTCGGCAGCTTCACATACTTCGCCGTGCCGATCCTCACCATGTGATCTGTGGCTTCCTGGGCCATGTCGCCTAGCAAGCTCTTCGCGTTGACACTTCCGTCGAACGCTCGCCAGATTTCGAGGTCAGGTGCCATCACCCGGTCATACGCCCTCGCCACAAGTTCCACATCGTTAACCAGCCACTTCTTCTTCATGCTGAACGGGATGTTCATCGTCCGCATGAGTTCCGCCCCGCGCTCCCCCTGCCGCATCAGCGCGTGGTACGCGGGGGACAGTTCAACCTCGGTGTTCGTCAGCTTCTGGTGAAGCTGCGTCGCCATCTGGATGCTACGCTCGCGGAAGTCGGGAGTCTTGGTGTTGATCGGATCGCCTGAGGCTTCGCCCTTGCCGCTCCAGTCCAGCGTGAACTTCGCCTCCAGGTCCTCAAGTTCCCGTCCGATCTGATCCCGCATCCGCAGCTGATCTTCCGGCGTCAGCACTTTCGCCGTCACCGCATCCAGCTTTTCTTCGGCCGCTTCCGCCCGAACCGACCGACTCCGCACGAGGGTTGTCGCGTCTGCGATCACATCCTCCCGGATCAGTTGCAACTCGCTAAGGCGTTGGTCAAGCGCGACCTGCTGCCCCTCGACCGCCGACAACCGAGCCAGCAGTTGCTCATGCCGAAGCTTCGTCCGCTCGATCATCTCCTGCGTCTTGCCAAAGGAGACTGGGTTCTTCCTCTTGCTACCCGCCAGCTTGGCAAGGTTGGCTTCGCGCTTTTGCAGCTCCTTCACCACCTTCGTCATCTGCTTAGTGACGGCGTTGAGGGCCTTGTTACCCTGCGCTTGCGCTTTCCCAATCGTCAGGTCAACCGCCGCGATCTTTGGCAACTCCATCCTGAACATCCCCGCGATGAGTTCATTCTGCTTATCCAGCTCCTGCCGAAGCTTCGCGGTCCGGTCACCAGCGTCCCCGCCGTATTTCTTGTACACTCGACCTAGGCCAAGCAACCGCTTCCGTTCCTCGAGCAAGCTTCGCGTGTCTTCATCCAGCGAGTCGGCTAGTTGCTTCTGCGCTTCCTTCAGCTGCTCCTTGGTCCAGCCGTCGTCTTTCGCCTGCCTGTTAAGGTCGAGGCGCTGGGCGTTGAAGCTTTGCAACTCAGGCAGCTCATCCAAGAACTCGATCGACGCCTCGGTATTCGCGAGTTCGTCCGCCATCTGCGCCGGGGTTAGCTGGCTAACTTGCTGTTCAAACTCCAGCCTGCTTCGCTTCTTATTGTACGCCTCGCGTGACTTGGCAAACGCTTCTTGCAGCGCCTTCTCATTCGCCTTGCCGAAGTCATCCAGAAAGTCCGTGAAGTTTTCCATCAGCTTCTGCTGGTCGAAGATATGATGCGCGTACTCCTTTGCGCCCTCACCGAATTGCCCCTCGAGTAGCTCCTGATACAGTGGTTCGACCTCCAGTCCTTGCGCCTCCATCTCCTTGAGATAGCGTTTGTGCGTGTCGTTGTAGAAGCTGAAGAACTTCTTGAACTCCACAACCGCTGGCGCAAGCTCTGGCGCCACCTCCCCAGTCTGCGCTTGCTCAAACACAGCGGCCTTGTAGCTTTGCCAATCAAGTTTGCCCTGGGGTTGCCAGCCTAGCTGCGACCGCATCTGCGTGAACGCGGGCATGTTCATGTCAGCGCCCTTCGCGCCATCGTAGACGTAGCTGTAGTAGTGCTCGTCGAGCTTCTTGGTGAAGGCTACCACGTAGGCGTCATAGCCCCTGATGCGTTCGATCACCGTGCCACCGAGGGCCGAAGGCTGCTGCGTCGCAAGCCCCGCTTGCTGAATACCAGAGTTGTCCAGCTTCGCTATGCCATCCCGAAGCGAGGGGAAGAACCGCTGCGTCAGCATTCGGTAGCTCGGGGACATCTTACCAAGCGTACTCAGCATCGCCTGCTGGACCTTGTTCGGCGCAGCCTTGGCTCCCAAGGTATTACGTTGCTTGGTTACCTGGGCACCGGCGGGCGAGGCGTCTATGGCGCGACCACCCGTGGCAGCCTCCGGTATGGTTGATTGCTTTGTGTAAGCGCCCATACCAGTGTCTTCTGCTTCTTCCAGCATCTTGTAAAGCTGATCGTCAAGCTTGCCTTCGGCCAGAGCTGCTTTCAGCTCCGCTTCCTTATAGATCATTGTGTTGCCAGCTTTTTGAAAAGTGTCAACCGCGTTCATCGGGATACGGATCTCGCTTCCGTCTGCAGCATGGAGCGTGATCGCGTACTCCCCGCCAACGAACCACTTGCCACCGCTACCTACTGGCACCTTGACAAATCGCGCAGTCACCCCATCGGCAACTTCTGCTTCCAGATAGCTCCCGCCGTACGCCATCTGCGTTTCAATGTCCTTCGCCTTGACCCGCTTGGGCTGGCCTATCACGAGCGCCCGGTCCCGCAGTGGAACGTAGTCAACGGGCTCCGCTTCATCCAGCATCGCCTTGACTTCATCCGGGTCACGAACGCCTGTAGCTTTCGCTTCCGCTTTCACTTCCGCCTGCGTGATACCATCGACCCTCACATTCGCCTCATGCAGGATAGGCAAATCCGGCGCCCCTTGCGGCACGTCCAGCTTCTTCTCGTTCAGCTTAATCGCCGCTTGCAGCTCCCTTCTTGCCGGTCTTGTCAGCGCAAAATACGCCCCACCCAGTGCCCCCATTAGCGCCGTGTCCAGCGCAATCCCCGTATAAAGCTCCGCTTCTGTCCGCGTCTCCTGGTTCAGGAACAACGCCGCGTTTTGCGCGGTCGCCCCCGCCGCAGCCAACCCCAACACTTGCGCCATCCCCTTCGCGCCTCTCGCCTGCCCGGCAAACGGAATGAACACGGTCGGCGAAAGCACCCCAGCGCCAATCGCTGCCATTGTGCCAGACCATCCACTCGCCGCGAGCACCGCCCGGTCCTGATACTCCTTCTGCACCTTGCCAAGCAGGAAATTGAACTCAGGCTTGGATTGCGCCGAAGCCAGCTCCATCATAAACGAAAGCGGCAGTCCGCTCGCATCGAACTCCTTCTTGAAGTTAAAGCTTGCCTCCGGCTTGAACGTCGGCTTGTTCATGAACTCATAGAGGTTCGTAACGTCGTTCTCTAGGTTAAATGCCGAGCGGACGGTCTGACCGAGACTCGGCTTCAGCTCAACCGCATCGGCGCCCGGAAGAACTAGCGGTTCAAAAAGGTCATTCATTCCTGGGCCCCCATGATGTTCTCAACGATCAGCGCTGCTGCGTCTTTGGTAAGCTTGTAGTCCTTCTGGATGATATAGGTAAGCGCCAGCGCGTTCGCTTCCTCTTGTGACATGTTCTTCCACTTGGCCTTGGTCAGCGTAGCAATCCGCTGCGTCACCGTAGGGTCAGCCGCCAGGCGCTGCTTGATAACTTCCGCCTGCGCCAGCGGGTCAGCTATAGCTCCTGCATCCAAGTAACCATTCTCAACCGCCGCCAACGTATCCGCCTCGAGTTTGTTCTGCAGCACCGCCTTCTCTCTTTCCAGCGGCAACACTTCACCATCTATTCCCCGGCTTCTCGCGAACTCGATCTTACCCTCAATCTCCGCGATCCTCGACTTAACCGCGCTAAGTCCGTCGGTTGAGTTGTAACGGAGGGTTTCCTGCTCTTTAAGTTGATCCTGCTCAGCCTGCAAAGCTTCTCCACCAAAGCGACCCTCGAGCGTGATCGCCCCACCAAACTCATCCATACCGATAACCTTGTAGGTCGGCATCTTGCCTTCACGAACCTCGCGATCAGTCTGCTCGTCTGCCGCCAGCACCGCTCCATAGGGCAACGCACCGCCAGCAGCAGCAAAGTCACTCACCCCCTGATACAGAAAGCCCAGATCGCCATCCGCGCCAGTGTAGTGGTTCTCGGGCGGGTGCCGCATCAGAACGGACGCCCGGCCTTCCTGCCCCCAGGTAAACAATCCCGGCGCAAGTTTAGTCTGGCTGAAGCCCCAGATTTTTTCGACATAGCTTTCCGCGTAAGCCGTTGCCGCCTCTTCTGTTCCATAGAGCATGTAACCGTCCTGAAACCCAGTGCTCATGTCCAGCATCAGCTGACTTTCCGTAACCGGGTTCATCTTGGTTCCGGTCGGCATTGCGCCAGTGTCGTCAAGCACCTCGATAACATCATCAATACTCTTGAAGGTCTTGTCGAATAGCTTCGAGCTTTCCGCGATGAGTTGGTCGGTTGATTTCCCTGTCATATCCTGGCGGTTCGTTGCCAGGTTATAGTCCTCCATTGCCTTGTCGAGGTTACCCGTGCGTTCGGCGAGCCGCTTGAAGGTATTCACCGCAGCGATGTCGTCCTGGGTAAAGCCCGAGCGGCGCAGGATGCTCGTGTCGCCTTTGTAAGCTGCGGCGAGGAACGACAGTGCTCCTTGCGCAGTGTCCGGGTTTGCTATAGCGGCACGGAACGCATCGACCGAGCCCTCGGGGAAAATCTTGGCGGTATCCACCGCCCCCTTCAATCGCGCGTAAGCAGCCTGATCTCCCTGCACAATCCCATTGAACCCGTCTTCGCCAAACCAGCGGCCGAAATTCTTCATGTCACCAGCGGCAAGCGGTGTCCCCGCTGCCAGCTTACTTCCGACATCCGAGGTTCCACGTTCAGCCGCCCGGAAAACTTCCTGTCCCGAGTTAAACCGAGCCTGCGCTTCCGCATCCCAGTAGATCGAGTTCTTTAGCGCGTCCACGATTGCCGGGTCGCCCTCATAGCCAGCTTGATATGCGCCGTCAAGGAACTGGTCACGCTCAAGCTTGACGGTGGCAGCCATTGAAGCTTTTTGCTGCTCCGCAGCCGCCGCCGCTGCATTAGCAAAGCTTTGCTTCTGGTCGAGGGGAAGGTCTGCAAACCGAGGATCGGTCCAGACGTTCGGGCCAGTAGCCGCTCCAGTCCCGCCACCCGCAAACCCCTTTTGCCCGGTCATGATTTCGATGAACTCGGCATCGCCCATGTGGCCGAGACCAGCCCACTCGAGGTCGTTCGGATTGGCCGAGCGCGGCTTACCAAGCACGTCCCGGATGGTCAGGAGTTCTTGCGGATTACCCCCCGCCAGTATCTCCCGGAAGGTCTTCCCCGTATGGTGCCGATTGAACTGAGTTTCTGCCCAGTGTAGCGCCACCCTATCCTGCCACTCGGGCGAGAAGTCCGGCACCTTCACTCCGTACTTTTGTTCGTAGGAGGCGCTTGCGGCTCGCCAAGTTCCAAGGATAAACTGATAACGACCCGCAGCAGTGCTTTGGCCTGGCGCCTTGCTCGTCGCCGCAGGATGATCTTCGTACCCTTCAAAGGTGGAACCGCCGTTCCATACATTGTAATTAGGAGCCTCGTTTGCTGCGATGACATTGAGAACCGCCCTATCCTGCGGCAGCAGCCCCGCCGCAACTACGTCGTCTCCCGTGCTTCCGTCACCCACGGCGCCGTAGCCGAGGGCTGTTTGTTCAACAATCGTACCAAACTCAAGACCTTGCAGAGTGACTTTGCCGCTCTCGATGAACTCCTGCTTTGTTACGTCAGGAAGGCCGGACTTGAGGACGGTTTCCTCCCACTGTGCCTGGGCGTCCTCAAGCGAAACAGACCCTGCCTTCAGGCCCGAACCCAGGGTATTAAACCCTTTATTCAGATTGGTCGTATCGGCGGTGTCCAACAGCTCAAGCTCACTCGCGAAAGCCGAGCCCACGCGTTGTGCGCGGTCCCTTGCCAGCTTTCCTTTCATCTCCTCCTTATGGCGATCCGGCACCGTGGCTAGGAATTCTTCCTCCTTCGCCGCCAGCATTTCATCGTATTCTTTCGTCATGCCGCCAGGCGTAGCCGACTTTCCGCGAGAGTACTCCGTGAACTCCTTCGCCCGATCTTGCTGGTACTGCATAAACTGCGTGTCCAGCTCCAGCGACTTACTCGCCATCGCCCGACGATCATAAACCGCCTCGATGTCAGTGCGGGAGTTGAGAAACCCCATCCCCGCTTGCGCTATCCGATTAACCGCGTCACCCAGACCGGAGGTAGCGTCCGCGACTATGCTGCTCGAGCGATCGGAAACTAGCTGCGCGCCTAGCCCCCCGCTTGCTTTGACTGTTCCAAGCGCCATGCTTACCTCCCCATATAGCTAGGGGTGCTCAGCGCCAGCCGCCCCTTGTTAAATTCATTCACCATGCTTGCGCCGGATAGAAAGGAGGTGGGGATGCTAAGGGCGGTCTTAAGCAGCCCTAGCTTCCCGGCTTTCTTCATTGACTTAGCCTCGCTCCGCATGGTGCTTTCCTGGCGCTTGGTGTTCTCGAGTTGAACGTCGCGCTTCTGCGACAGTCTCTCGCGATCGCGGTTGGCGAGGAACTCAGCCCCCGCCCGCCGGAACATCATCGAGCCAGTCGTTGAAGTAAGCCCACTCGCATTCATGTTCGACAGCAGCTCCGCTATCTCCGCCCGGGCCCCCATATCCTGGTCCTGGATATCTTGGTTCGCCGCGAAGGTCTCGCGCGAGGCCTGCTCTTTCAGCAGGTTAGCATTCTGTGTCGCGATCTCCGACTGGTACATCGCGTTGTTGTATTCGCTGATGCCGCTGACAGCAGCGCCAGCCGCCATCACATACGGCAAAACGGGGGCGAGGAAGGCCATCAGATACTCCGTTGATACAGGCGCCGACCGGGTAGGTCTTGCAGCCAGCTAAATCCGAGATAGACGAGAAGGTCCTGGTTGCGAGGCATGTGGGCCTCCGCTTCCGCGTAGACTGTCGGGGCGACCAGTAGCTGCTGCAGCTCATCAAGCAGCGCCGGAGCCTTACGGACATTGCGGAAGCCGCCCTTGACCACCTGCGCCCACAGGTACGGGGGCGCCAGCATACTTTCCCGCATCACCCCAATGTACATTATGCCTGGGTAGAGCCAGGAGGTCAGCGTCTTCGCGGCCAACTCCGGGGGCAGGTCAAGGCTTATCTGCTGCCACATTTATTCCCCCACATCCAGATCGAAGGTGAAGCCGACGATCCCGGCAGGGAGCGGATACTGCGTGGCGAAGCAGACTGTTGCGTCTTCGGCCCAACCGCCAGCGCCCCAGAGTTCATGCACCGTCATTTCCGTGAACATATCGAGCGGGTTGTCCCAGGCTTCATCGCGGCGCGAGGGCAGCTCTTGCAGGTCGGCGTAGCTTGAACCGACTGCCAAGCCCCTTGTGTTGAGCTGGCGAATAGCCAGCCCGCGAAGGCTCAGCGGGAACCCCCCCAGGACGTAGTTCGGCAACGACAAAGGAAGCGTCTTTGCCTTGGCCGTATAGCCCAAGCCGACTAGCACATAGGCCGAGTCATTGACTAGCTCAACCTTCCCCATTTCCACCACGAAGTCGGCGGCAGCATCGCCGTCGTTCATCACGCTGACCGTTTCGCCTTCAAGCCACCACAGTCCGGTTAGCTCCGTGACCTTGGTATTGTAGCCCCAGTCGCCCTCGGCCAGTGTCACCGCGTTTTTCTTATACATCGTGCTGATGATGGGGAGGCGCATCACGGCAAGGTCAACGCTGCCGATGTTTACCGCTGTGATACGGAACATGCCGGTGGAGGCGTAGACGATCTGGTCAACAGCCGCCCAGCTAACATCAGTGGCCTCGAGACGCCAGGTTGCATCTTCATCGTCTTCGTCGCCAAAGCGGCGTAGCACGGCGGAGAAAGCGGGACGGAGCAACGGGCGTGAGACCCCCGCATCCACGTACCACATGCAGCTATAGCAGCTATCGTTTCGCGGCATCTCCCGCTCGATGAACATGACTTGCGTGTTCTGGATAGTGCGGCGCACGGATTGGTAGGCCAGGTTGTAGTTGTTCTCTTTGACCACCGTCAGGTTAAGATAATCGCCTTTCGTGCGGAACCTTGACCAGCCATAGACCTCGAGGTTGCGCTCGTAGGTCAATTCAACTCGCTGCCCATCGGCCCGTACGAAGTGGAGAAGTTTGTAGGGTTCAGCGGCCCACGCGACCTGGGTAGCCAGATTGGTAGGCCCGAACAGATGCGACGACAGGACCAGGATGTCCTGCATCTTGAAGCTATTCGTGTACTCGGTGTAGACCATCTGGTTGAGTTCAGTACCCAGTGAAGTCAGGAACAGCACGTCAAGGTTAATCGCGATCGGCTCGAGGTCGCTTACGCTGACGTAGCCCTGCGGCTCCGCAATGGCAGCGGTTGCCGAGATAGCGGTATTCTCGCCGCCGCGTATCTGACTAATTCCGTCGTCCGTGAAGAGCATCAGTCCATAACGCAGCGAAAGCATGTGCTTGATCGGGCGCTCACTCTCGGCGTCCAGCGTGTAGCTATAGCTATCTGTGGCAACGGGCGGGAAGGAAATGCTGAAGCGGCCCTTATCGTTTGCGATCGAGCCGACCACAGTCAGCGGATCGTTAGCCAGCCCCGCGTAAACTCCACGCTGCTGGAACCTCGTGTACACCGAAGGGAAGTTACTGCCCGCGAAGAAATTCAGCGCTTCTGGTATCGTCTTCGTGTAGTCTGGGGTGATGTTGCGATCTACAAAAGAGAGGCCGGTGGTGTAGCCGATGTATCCAAGCTGTGCCCCGGTTGGGTAGCTTGCAGTCGGGTAAACCAGCGAACGGTAAACGTTGTAACGCTCCGCGCCCGATACAGCACCCCAGGTCAACGTGAAGTGCCCAGTGGTCGTGGTGTAGTCTACGATGCTGAGGGTGACGAGGATTGTTGAAGCCGCGGACTCCACCCCGTCAACTACCGCGGTTACAGCGAAGCCTACGCAGGCGCTGCCCGCGCCACTGGCGCTTCCGCCGACAGTTCCCGGCGCAGTTGGCAAGGTGTTTGCGAAGGTAGTGAGGGCCCAGCTTGCATCCGAGGTCCGCTTGATAAAGGTAGGCAAGCGAGTATCGCGTGTGCAGACGACCCGGTTAAGGTCCTGAGTTACCTTGAGTTCCGCCAGATCATCCGCGCTGAACGTCGTCGTGAGTTCGTAGACTGGCGCCCAGGTCACCGCACCATCTGGCACCGGCATCCCGATGGGGGAAGAGATCGTGAAAGTGCTGGCGTCACGAGCGTCTACGTTGAAGTAGCCCTTGACGTTATTCGGGCCTGATACCCAAACCAGCTGCCCCACAGTCATCGTATTAGCCGCGGTCACAACTCCCAAGGCCATCGTCCCCGCTGCGTCGACAGCCGAATGGACAAACCTCCCATCCTTCAGCACCCGAAACTTGTTCACCGTGAACAGCAGCACCAGGTCATAAAGCTTCGTGCGAAACCGCGCAAACTTGTGCGCTTGCTCCGGCAGCATCGCGATGAACTCAGTCCCGGTCCGGTTGAACAGCCCGCCGTGATAATCGACAAAGAAGTTTTCGACCTCGGCGAGGGAGAACGGATACTTTTGCAGGTCCAGGCGCCCGTAAAAAGCCGGAGAAACTTCCCCGGCGGTGAAGGCAAACATCTGGTTCTTAGTTGTCATTTCACCAGCCCACTGACGCGGAAGGAGGAAGTCGGATAAACGAAGCGGACCTGATGGCCGGGGACAGCGAAACCTGTGCCAGCGTAGCTTGACGGGATCGCCTCGAAATAGGTATCATCCGAGTTAGCAGCATTCGTTGCCGCTTCCTTAATCATGTCCGAAACCTGTTCCTCGAGTTTTTGCGTAAGCGCCATCTTCCCATTCTTCGCCATGTTGATACAGGCTGCAAGGGCCCAGATCACACAGAGGTAAAGATCGGGGTCCCAACGATTTGGTATCTCGTCGTCGCAGGTGTAGCAGAGGATGGGAGCTGGGTTGTTCGCGTTGAGCACTTTGTTGTTGCCAATTCGACCCAACTCAAACCGAGAGAAGTCATCGAGGTACTGCGGCTGGAGCATCCCGCTCGGCAGCCCAAACGCATAGAGGAAATCGGGGGAAGGGTTGCCTGTAACCCAGTCTTCGTTTTCATCCCGCACAGCCGCCTGAGCAAGCCGGGAATGGAGCCGAAGGCACGGCCAGTGCGCTGCGGTGAACACCGCTTTCCGCGCAACGGGAAACCAAAGATTAAGCAGCTCGGTCGAACGCGTCACCTTGCCAGGGTCCGTGACATCAGGTGCGCTTCCGACTGCAGACAGGGCTTGGTTGTACAGATTGCGGAGGTCTTGCATGGCCTTGCCCCTTTAAGCGAGGTTGGCGGGGAAGGTTACTCCCCCGCCCTTAGAGCTTATTCGTCCTCAGGCTCAGCTTCTACCTTGGCAGGAGCCGGAGTCGAGAGACGCTTGGCCGAGGAAGGCACAGCCCTTTCATCCAAAGCAACAACGCCCGGCGGATGAAGCCGACCGTCGGCGTCCAGGTGCGGACGAATTAGCCGCACCCAAACTTTGCCCGGAATTACAGGACGGCCAGCCACCGCTTTGTCTTCCGAGGCCTCGGCAGCTTGACGTTCTGCCGCGGTCTTGGCGATTTGCGAAACGAGGGTGGTTGCCTTTGCCATGACTTACTGGTTCCCCTGTGCCGGGTAGCCGCGCCAGCGACGCTTATCCCCGACGTACTCGATGGAGAGGGTGCCGGCAGTAAACACCTGGGTGCCGACAACCGCGCGCCAAGCGACGTACCGTTCCCAGAGGTCAGTGTCCGGGATCGGAACGAACTCCATGTACTCAGCAAGGTTCGCCACGGTCTTGACGCCCGAGGACCACAAGACGACGGCGGAGCCGAGGGTCGAGTCGCTGTCCGTCACCAGCTGAAGGTTCAGCGTAGCTGTGTCGGCAGCGGAGTCGGCGCCAAGCGCAAGCAGGGAGTAGCCAGGCCCGTAAGGCTTGGCAAGCAGCCCCTGGTTTCGGTCAGCGCCCCAGTCCATGATTTCCCCAATCACCTGAGTGGTGACGGTGAAGGTGGACAGTGCCTTCCCGATTGCCGGGGATAGAAGTTTGTCGATGATCATAGCGAGGGCTCCTTACAGCACACGGGCTTCGTCAGCGCGCATCACGTCCATGCGCCGGATCGGAACATCCTGGAAGGAGTCCACTTTCTTCCCGCCGACTTCCATCATCTGGAGCGTCGAGTTCTTGACGACATTCGGCAATTGTTGCCGCAGTTTCGTCTTGATCGAGCGATCCATGTAGAACACCGGACGGCAGTTCTCCATCGACGGGAGGTACTCCATCGCCTCGAACATGAGGTTAGGGAGGTTCGCGCCGGTGTAGCCGGTGATGGTCGGGTCGGCACCGAGCAGGCTCCGGTCGATGTTCGCGATGCGGACAACGTAGCGGTAGTCCTGGACGACGAGGCCAAGGTCCCAACGGTAGTGGGTCGAGTAGCCTTGGTAGTAGCCGTTCTCGGTACCATCGGCAGTCTTAGCAATGAGCTTTTGCTCGCCGAGGTCTTTCACGGACAACCCTGCTTTCGACCCCTTGGGGAAGATGCCGTAGACAGTGTTGGGTGCCCAACCGACCAGCAAGATGCTGGCGTTGTCGGTGCTTGTGCCGAGAGCGTCGATGATCTGTTCGCCCACGCCGGACGACCCAGGGGTCACGTTAAAGTGTGCCATGAAGCCGGTGATGGCCTCTGGGTTGCTCTCTTCACTTTCGTACACGAGGGAGTTTGCAACCTTCTGGTTGAAGCCCTCGATGTGCGCGGCGTCTTCCTGCAGACGGAACCGCGTGGTGTTCCCGTTAAGGTCGGCGAGCGCCTTGTCGATTTCCGAGTAGTCCTCGAGCATTCCACAGCTTGCGGTGACTTGTGCACGAGTGGACTTGGTCGGCTGGACGCCTTGGTAGAAACGGCGCCAGGTCGGGGATGGCAGGCCAGTCCGCACAGTGAAGCGGTGGCCGGTCACGAGGTTGCCCTCCATGAAGGTCATGTCTTCATAGAGTTGGTTGGTCTGAGACAGCAGTTCACCGAGGTCGGTCACGGCGTCGTCTGGCCCCAGGGCCTGGAGGAAGTCGTGGAACGTCGGGTTGAAGGGAACGTCGGGGAAGAACGACATCCTTTACTCCTTGGGTTGGGTTGAGGTGTAGATATTGGCACCGAGTTCACGCGATGCCACGGGCTTTCCAGTTCCGCCCACAGCGCCACCTTCGATAAAGGGTTTGCTGAGCCGGTGAAGAACCTGCATCACTGCAGGATGGTTTCCGGCGCCGGTGAGGTCCATTGCCTGGAAAAACTTTTCGTCAGCGCCGACAGCCTTGAGTGCTTGCAGCACCTTCCCCGCCTCGGCATCGGGGTTTGCTTTGAACTCGGGGAGGTCCTTGATCTGACCACGCCACTCATCATTCATCTTGGTCCAGGTCTCGCGAGCCTGGGTTTGCATCGCTTCGGTTGCCTGTGTTTGCAGGTCGCCCAGGGCTTTGACGTGGAGGTCGAGAAGCTGCTGCCCGCGCTCCTGCGGTGACAGCTCCGCGTTGTTGAAGATGTCACCGAAAGCCTTGCCAACTTCCTCGTCCAGCGTCGCACCCTCGGGCAGCTTAATCGCCGCAAGGTCGAACGTCGCAGGCGCCTCACCTTCAGCTTTCGCTTCGCCCTCTGCTGCCGCTGCTGCTGGTTTAGCCGCCTCGCTTAGGAACGTAGAAGCGGGGGCGTCCCCTTCAGCGCCAGCCACGCCTTCCGGGGACGCCACTACACCATCGCCAGCCGCCGCATCAGCGACAATGGCTCCGCCACCATCAGCCCCGTCCGCAGCGCGGAGGAGACCGAACCAGTTCCGTTCAAAGGAGGTAAGCTTATTCATCTGCGGTGAGCTCCTCAAGCATAAGCGTTGGGACCAGGCTGGGTTCCACGCTGGTTAAGATGGAGGCGAACTCGAGGCCAGCGGCCTGGACGCCCTGATTATACGCATTCTGTACCGGGTTCAGGTCGAACACAGCAGCAGGGGGCAACACGTTGCAGAAGCCAAGGAAGTGCCGGACAAGAGCTTTGAGGCTCTCATCTGACTGGATAAGGCGAACGGCAAACTCGAGCTGCGCTGCGAGGTCCGCCACCTTGTCCTTATCCTTGGTTGAGTCTTCAGCCATACGTATCGCCCCTTGCTCCGATTACCTTACCATGCGCCCGACCCCCAGTCAACCGCTACCCGCCGAGCAACGATTGAACCGCATTCAACCCTCCGCCTACATCGACCTGGCCCAGGCTTCCAGCCGCGCTACCAAAGTTCTTCGCGACCTCGGAGGTCTGCATGAGTTCCTGCATCTGTGCTTCGGGCGCCACAGCCTGCTGCACCTGCTCGTCCACGCGAAGAACAGTCGGGCGAACGCCCAAGCCTTCGGCGTACTGCTTGATGACATCAAGGATGTCAACCTTCGGCTGGGCCTCGGGCCAGGTCGGAACCAGCTGTCCAACAAAGGCGCTGAAGCGCTCGAGCGTCGCAACGTCCGAGGCCTTCTGAACGTCAGAGAGTATGTTGGAGAACTGGATTTCAGCGCCCTCGCCCTCGGGCAACTCAGGTAGCAGACCCTTGCGGCTCATGATCCCGTACATCCGCTTCACGATGACACCGATGTCTTCGAGGTAGCTCCGGTGGAGTACCGGTCCCAGGACCACCATCTTCTCCTCACGCCGAGCGTCGATCTCGGTCGCCGAACGCACGGTGTCGAGCTGCGAAATCATGTCGAAGAGGTAGTTGTAGAGGCCGTCCTTGATCGCCTGGACGATCCGCTGTCGCTTTATCTCGAGTTCCTGGAACGGCATCTGCACTTGGTACAGCGGACGAGCGCCACCGTCCGCACGGAGGTTAGCGGTGTAGGTGATGCCGTTGGCCTGGAACGCCTTGGGCCGATTGCGCAGGCTTACGTCTGCGAGCATCGGGGGCGACAAAAGCTTGTCTAGGCCCTGGTCCGACTTGTACTCGAGGTTCTGCAGCTGCACCGCTTTACCGAGGACCGACAGAGTCGGGGGAACGCCGTAGGTGCAGTTGTCGGGACAAGACCAACGGAACACGGCCACAGGCCACTCGTAAAGAGGGCGCTTCGCTAGGTATGGCGGCGCACCGCTGATAGTGCCGGAGAACCAGTAGAGCTCACGGAAAGGATGGCCGCTGCCTAGCATGTCATCGTCGTTCGCCTCGATCAGGTGCGATACGACATAAGCCGTGCGGGCCTGAGCACCGCCCTTTTTCGCGCGCTCCACGATGTCCTTGGTCAGGGCGGCTTCGCCAAACTCTTTTAGCAGGTCTGTCGCCGTCATACGAAACTCGCGGCAGAACTTGGTAACTTGGTTCGAGGAGTCGGTGACGAGGTAATAGGACCCAGGGGGGCAGATGGTAAACTTGGCGATGTAATCACGGTCTTCGTAGCACAGCACGGCGCTCGTGCCGATACCACATCCGTCATAAACCTGCTCAGCCCGAGTGTCGTAGTAGTTGGTCCCTGCCAGCGCCTCGAGGATTTTTGTCCTGATTTGCGAGTGAACGACACTCTCGCCTTTATCCCCTTGCTCATAGGGCTTGGTCCCAGGCGCTTTGATGTTGATCCACTTTCGCGCTGGCGAAGTAACGCCGTTCATGAATCCTGCGCTCAGCACCAACAACGCAAGCGCGGGCTCCCCGTCCAGCATGTTCGGGTTCGCGATCTTGTCCGGCTCCTTCGGAGTAAGCACCCCCGTGCTAACCAAGTTGTTGTAGAGGAACGGGTAGAAGCCCTCGTTGAGCTTCCGCCAAACGTGGACCCACTTGGCCTGCTCGGCTTTCGCGGTCGTTAGCGTGTCCCGGCTGACCTTGATTGAAAGTGCGTCCTGGTTTTCCATTCTTACATCATCCCGGAGATAAAGCTTTTAACGGAAGGGACAGCAGCGGGCTTGGCCGCTGACGTACCTTGCCGCTGCGTTGTGGTTCCCATACCCATCGTGCCGAAGAGGGCCGCCAGCATCGGACTGGCTGCGCCTCCAGCGCGACCGGGCTGCCCTTGGGTTTGTGTAGGCGTTTGCCCTAGCCCTCTAAACATCTTACCCAAGAACGAGTTACCTTGCACCGCGCCTTGGTCGCCGTAAAAGCTGGCGACGGTGGACGCGTAGGGCAGGTTAATTGGGGCGGGCGCTTTAGGTTTTCTCATTTTGTCACCTGGAGTGGGTTAAACCTGGTTGAAGTAACTGCTTTGTAGGGGTTGACCTCGGCGTAGCTTTCGCCCTCGGTCTCGTCTTCTTCACGGTTGGGCATTGCAAAAGCCTCCTCGAGATAGGGGTAGGCGAAAGTTATCGCGAGAGCGTCTGCGTCGTCTGGCGAAATCCCAAGGCGACGACGAAGGTCTTTCTTGCTCTCCAGCTGAAGCTTGACGTCTCCCTGATAAGTGTAGGTCGGCGCGGTGAGTTGAGCAGACAGACCCTTGCCCTCGGCCCGAGGGTCATCAGCAGGGAGACAGCCACCCTTCTTGATCCAGTCCCTCGCTCGCCCATACATTTCGGCCCGCTTGTTTAAGTACCGTTCCTGGCTATCATTATCCGGGGAAGACGAAAAGTCAACCGAATAAACGTTGATGCCCATCAGCTCGAGCTGGTCGTACACGCCGCCACCGATACCTCCGGTATCAACTACCATAGCGGCGCAGTTATTCCGCATGTATTGCTCGAACGCCCAGCGAGCGACCGCAACGGTGTTCTGCCCGTTCACGCTGACCCAGGGCCTTGAAGCAGCGTCGCGTCCTTGCCGGAAGCAGATGACGGAGTTGTCTGGGCCGAAGCGAGCTACGTCAAGGCCCCCGATGACTGGGGCGAAGTCCTGGCCCTCTGGCTTGCGCTCCTGCGCCGCTGCCACGTCATCCATCGAGATAAAGGACACAGCGTCGGTGCGAGGGAAGACCCCGCGGACACGGACGCGAACGAAGTCGTGGTCCTCGCCGTAGTCATCGACCCAGGCTTGCAGCTGAAGTTTGTTGGAAATCTTGACCGTGCGCGAGTCGATGGCGCGGGAGTTCCAGCGGTGGGCGAAGCGCCCGCCTGGAAAGCAATCGCGAAAGCGTCCGCTGTTCTTGGTCGGGTTCCCGAAGACGAGCCAGATGATCTGAGTGTCCTTGTCGGTCAGGGCACCTTCGGTCACTTCCCAGATCAGGTCCGCGATGGCGGACGCCTCGTCGAAGATGATGAGGATGCGGCGACCGTTGTTGTGGAGACCGGCAAAGGCTTCGGTGTTCTTCTCGCTCCACGGGACCATGTCGATACGCCAGGTCTTCTCATGCAGCGGGTCGATCGAAAACCTTGCGGTCGCGGTCATTTTGAAGAGGGACTGGCTGATCGAGAGGCGATGCCACTTAGCAAGCTCGGCCCAAGTCTTTGTCTTCAGCTGATTTTCCGTGTTCGCGGTGACAACGCCCTTGCAATCGACCTCGGTGGACATGGCCCAGTCGATGATCCAGGCGACGAGGGCGGACTTGCCAATACCGTGGCCGGAGGTTGTCGCCTCCATCACCGGCTTAGTCTCGCTCTCAACGCCGTACTTATGCGCCTCTGCTATCGCCTCATCGACAGTCGTTACGCCGTCCCGGATGCGGCAGAGAAGCTCAACTTGCCACTCGTCCGGCCCATCGTATTTGGCCAGCTCGCCCACACCCCATTCATACGCCCCTAACACAAAGGCGTAGGGGTCATTACGAACGCTGGCAAGCCAATCTGCTAATTGTTCGAGCTCTTGTTCTTGCATTATGTCACACGATGACCGTCTGGGCTTCGCTCCACGGGCCAACCAGCCCGTTGGTGCCGATCCAGCGCGTCATGACTTGGATGCCCGCCTTAGTCGGCGCGACGAGAGTGTAGTTGGCCCCGACCTCACCTGTCACATAGGTCCACGGCGTTGCGCTCGCGTTCCGATAGGCGATGTCCCATTCTGTCGGCGTGGTGTGAGCCAACTTGGACGCTGACGGCGTGATGAGCAGATCGGCCCCGGCGTCAGCCACGGTCGGCTTTGCCCCGGCCAGCGGGGGCCATTCTTCACCGTTCCAGCCCCCAGAGGTGTCCAGGGCACCGATGCCCAGGGTTGCCACATCACTGCCCACCTTGGGCGTGGCGTACTCCATGATCTGCTCTACGCTGACCGGCTCGCCAAGCCAGTCGAAGTCGTCAGTGACGTTGCCCCCGACCGGCATGAGGTTGTTTAGTTCTGTGATGATCAACGCATCTACTGTTCCGCCAGTGCCGGTAATGGTAGTGGCGCTGGACGGGAGAAGGTAAGTGTTTTGCACGACGTGCTCCCCCACCCCCTTGCCACTTACCCCTAGCCGCATCTGGCACGAACTCAGGTCAGAGGGGATGATGGTGTTATTGGCGACAACGCAATACCACGATTGGGCCAACTGGAGGCCCCACGGGCTACCACGATTGCTCAGGATGTTCTGAAAGAGTACGCAGCGGTCTGTCCCAGCGTTAGAAAAGAAGCCTTGCAGCACGTCGCCACGGATCGGCTCACTGCGCGCACAGACATTGCGAGCGATCAGAGCATTGTAGATTGTGCCGCTGACGATTTGCATGAAGTCATTATGCGGCGCGAGGTTCGTCAGCTCTCCCGTTTCTGGGTCAATGTATGCCATCTCGTTGTTGATGGCGAAGAAGCTTTCCGCCGTGTTGTCGGCGATGATCTTCGCCTCGCCATTGTCGGGGGTGCTAGTAGCGGTGGGGCCAACAAACCTGTAGCAATCAAAGTAGATGTTGCGCGCCGAGTTGCGGCGGAAGATGAAGGCTCCCCGCACATGGAAACTGCCAACCTGCCGCATGTTGGTGAAGGTGCAGTCCTCGACTACGGTATCCCACATATTACTAGTCGATAGCCCAAGCCCCTGATGCAGGATACCAGTGTATCCATCCGGCCATTGCACTGGGTCTTGCAGCGCGCTCTCAGGAACCTCCGGCCCTTCACAGTCACAGAACTGCATCGTGAAGTTGCGGGTGCCAACGCCTGTGCTCTTGCCTGCGATCAGGAACTTTTCCGTCAATGGGTTAGGTCCCTGAACGATGGACTTGAAGTTCCTCATCACCAGATAGGCCGTGTCGTAGATTAGCGATGTCGTGTTGATCGCGTAAGGTTTCCGCACCTGGCCGGGGTGCTTGTCCATCGTGCGGACAGTGCCGGACGTGTAAATCCGGCGGTGCAGGATGCCGTTTCCGGTGGGTGTGGATGATCCCGGCCCGCGACCAAGGTCGTAAAGCCGGGGCCGCAGGAAGATGGTGCGAGGGCCTGCTGCCGCAGTTGCCAGTGCCGTGGCAAGTTCAGCAGCGTTCGCCACAGACCACGCATTTGCCACTGTGGAAATCGTCACCACGGTGTTGCCCACTGCCGTCGAGACGGTCAGGGATTTGGTGTCGTCCACATCCGGCGTTCCGTTCGCCACCAGTCCACCAGAGACGATAGACCATGTGCGGGTCATGCCTACCTGACTGACAATCCCGGTCAGTTCAATCTCATCGCCCGCCGTCGTTTCAGGTTTCCATGACCCAGCCCCGGCAACTGTGAGCGCGCCGAAATAGGCCGTGGCATTCGCTGCGGAAAGGGTTGTAGGCGTGGCGGATTTCGTGGCCTCGGCACCATCGCCGACCGAGTTGACCGCCCTGATCTGCACGTTCGCCAGCGTCGTCGCTGGGACGGTAATATCCAGCGAAGTCGGGGTTGTTCCGATGCTGGTCCAGCCCCCGGCGTTGATCTGGTATTGAACATCCGTGAGGGCCGAGCCGCCATCTGCGGGCGGAACCGTAAAGGCCAGCGTCAGCTTGTCTCCAGCCGCCGAAGGCTTGTCCACCAGCGACCAGTCGCTAGGCCCAAATGCCAGAGGAACAACGGAAACCGCCCCGGTCGTGGCGCTTGTCGGCGTGGTGCCAGTGCCATTCCCGTTGGTGTTGACCGCCCGGATGGAGACCGTGAAGGCCGTTGTCGGAACGCCCGTGCTGATGACGCGCTGCCCAAGGCCCAAGCCGCCAGTGAGCGTCATCCATGTCCCGCCGTTCAGTTGGTATTCATAGCGCTCCACAGGACGGCCAGCACCATCAGCCAGCCCGGTGATGTCTACATAGATTTCGCCCTGCCCCGCGCCTTGCGAATAGGAAACCACGGGCGCGCCGGGGATGGACGAGGCAAGGAAGAACTCGCCCGCTGGTGTCACGAAATAGGCGTTGGCCGGCACCAGCGTTTCCCGCAGGCCAATCCGCACATAAACAGTCGTTCTGCCGTCTGGGCCGGTGCCGACTGTCGCCTGCCCGGTTGAAGTCCAGGCCCAAGTGTCGCCAACCAGCGTCGGGGTGGCCACGGTCGAAATAACGCCGTCCGGGGCTGTCCCGCGATAGATAACCCACTCGTAATCGGCTGGCGGGTCGTCATAGATTTCGACGTAGGTCTTCCGGGTATCTACATCCGCCACGGCCTCTTGGTAAATATATTCCCCGGAAGTGAGCGTGCCGTCGCCACCATCGGCAGGGATGAACAGCGAGTTTGTGGCGGCAATGACTGCGGAAGGATCAGACCCGTTAACGCCTTGCGCCTGCTTGGCTGCCGTGATGGTTTTGCCGCGATCGCCGGAAACCACGGTGTAGGTTTCAGTCGTCGCCACCTCTACGCCATCAGCATACCACCAGTAATTGAAGTCATCCGCCCCGGTCCAGCCGTCGCCGATCATAGAGAGCACCTCGCTCACATCTGGCGTTCCGTCGATTTCCGGCGCGACAACGTTGTAAGGTGGGATGACGACAGAGGCACCAGCCGAGGTATTCCAGACCCTAGCGCGAACGGTGGCCCCTGGGTTTCCAAGCCCGTCAACGTCAAAGGGCAACGCGCCTTCGCCGTCCTGAAACGTTCCGGCAGTCGTGTCGGTTACGCGAAACTTCGGCATGTTTATGGCCCCGGTGCTGTGGCGTCGATTGCGACGGCATAATAAAGGATTTGGCTGTTCACGCCGCTGGTCCGTACCATCGGGCCAGCAGATGTGAAGGCTAGGGCAGACCCGTGGACGTAGGTCGTCCAACTGCCACCCTCGCCCGCCCCGTCCAGCCATGACCGGGCGCGAACGTTTACGCCGTCCACCTGGAAGCGGACCCAAACCAGATCATTATCGGAGTAGGTTCCGACGATGGAACTGATGTTGGTGTTGGAGCCTGGGTCGCCTACGCCTTGCGCGTATAGCCGTTGATCTGCGGCCCCAACGCGCTGCCAGTAAGCGCCGGTGTGCTGGTTAGACGCTGCAAAATGCCCGAAGCCGGTTCGCACGCTGGCGGTAGAAAGAAGCCGGAAGAGTATGAGTACTTCCACGACTTCTGTTGTTCGTCCAGCAAGCCACGCTGTCAGGGCGTCAGCGTCAGCCCAGCGATGCGTGGTCGTCGTGGATTGCCATTGGACCGCGACCCCGCTTGGGGCACTCGCATCCGTGACTACAGGCGTCGTGACACCCGTGCTGGAGCGAGAATACCGTGCATCAACTTCGGTCCAAGTGTTCCCGTTAGCCAGCCAATCCCATTCCTCTTGGAATGCGTAATAGCCCGTGGCGGTCACTGCCGGATCGCTGTCAACAAACCCCGACTTGGATGCGACTTCGCTGACATAGTAGTCATCACCCAAGGCGACAGTGAACGTCGTTCCGACCAGCGCAGTGGTCGATCCGTTGATGGTCTTGGTTGCCGCTACGGTGACGCCGCCCTCATCCCATGTCGCAGGTGTGAGTGTAACCGTGGTGCCCGCCCGCGCCAGCGTGCCGACCGCCGTGACCATGATCTGTGTCGAACCTGGTGCTGCCGGATCAGCCGCAGCATATTCGAATGTGCGGTCGTTCGCCGCGCTGTCGGTCACTAGCACTGACAAGTCCACCACGTCGTCCTCAACTAGAACGTCAGTTCCGGCTGCTGCAACACCATTGATGGTCCAGCTTGGGGCAATGCTGACGATTGTGCCCTCAGTGCTGGCATAGGTGCCTTCCACATAGGAGTCCTCTGGAGTGTCACCTGCAGTGTAGGGGCCGAAGGTGGGTGCAATCGTCTCGGTGATTGCTCCGCCCGGCAACTCGATATCTGGTGACGACGAAGAAAAGACGTAATAGTAAATCGTCAGGCTATCCCCCGGCGTGCCGAGGCTATCCAGCGGGACCGGCGGCGCAAGTTCCAGTTCCTCATCGGTCAAGAGCGTGTTGTTGACGACGCGATAGGTGCCTGCTGGCCCGAGAAGGACGCCGTCTTGGATAACGGGCGTGGACGGTGTGCCGACAACGGGGGCTGCATCAATCAACGTTCCCACAACAGTCCAGACCAAGCTTGACGGAGCCGGGAAAGGAACTGTTGGGATGGACGGAATAAGTATCCGTTGCTTGCGGTCTCGAGCCCAATCACGCATCTAGAGCTACTACCCAAGTAGGCTTTGACCCAACTGCTTGACCAAACTGACTTGCTGTTGCGTCGAGGATAGCTCCTTCGTGAAGGGTGATCCAATCGTTTTCTGCGGGGGCGTTGCTGTTGGCAATTCGAATGGGGCCGCCTACAACCTGCAGTCGCTTAGCTGCTGAATTAAGCTGGACCCAGTTGGTTCGAGTGAGAGTGGCGATAGCCATTATTCAATCTCCTTGGGAGTGATGTCGCGAGCACGGCTCGCACGTTCGTGAGCGCTGGCGATACGACCGGCAAGCCCTATCTTTACGTTTAATTCGGTTTTCTGCGAGGGGCCGTGACCGGTCCGGTCAGCGCCGACGGTGACGACCTGCAGAAGCAGCGCGTCCGACAACTCATCCGGCTTGTCCTCCATCCGGTCTTGCAGAATGCTGGCAGCGTCAATGGCGAGGTCCGCGAGCTTCTTTTGGAAGTCCACGAACTCAACGTTCACCACATCGCGGTAGTGGGCCACTAGCTCAGTGAAGGCAGGATCGCTGAGAAGGATGCTCATCCGAGATTGCGAGTAGCGGCAGAGGATACTTATTCCGTCCATCCCAACAGTTCCTTTCCCGGCTCCGTCAAGCTTGGTCTGGACTGTTGTGGGAACGTTGATTGATGCAGCCCCCGTTGTCGGCACACCGTCCACGCCCG